AGTCGGGCAATACAGCAGCTTTTAATACGCTGGCGCACCCGAATTGAGCAACAAATATTGTGACAATATTGCCGCTATAGTGGCATGTAAATTTCGTTACAGGTTAGCATGTTAGAATGTGGCAAACTGTTAGAGGACTAATCACCTCGAAGATACAGAGTTCGGCCAATCCGGCATGTTAATTTCGTGATGAATATTGTGACAATTTAAGCATGTTAATATTGCTACAGATTTGTGCTAACCCGCATGAATACTGGGCTACAAGGCTGTGACAGTCAGCATAATCACTGTCAATATTGTGACAATATTGGGATTTATTAAAAGATTTATTCTTTTTATTTGTCTTTGTATGGTCGGTTTTCCGTACATGGTAGGTGGATTGTTTGTGCCAAATACAAACTAATTCGGATGCTTCTGCGGAACTCCAGTTATGCTAATGTTCGTGCCAATTTGCTGCAATTTGTTCCATTTGGCGGAGTAATATTGTATTAGATTGGCATGTCATTTTAGTCTAATTGCATGAAAGATAGGGCGTAATCTGCATGTTTATTGGCAACAGTAAGTATCCAGATTAAGCTCCAATTTAATCAACTTGATAGTTTGGCACTTCTTGTGTCACATGTGCTCCCTTCGTTTGGAGGGAGTTATTTTAAATTAGGAGACTTTAAATGGTATTTATAACGTTTGTGTGGGTTGACCAGCGAAAAGAAGAGCAGGAGAAAGAGTTTGATACTCTGGCTAATGCTAAAGAGTGGTTGAAAGGTCAACGTGAAACCGATTTCGATTGGGTTGAAATGAGTACAGAACATGGCGATATTATGGCTGAGACGTACTCTGGAATTATGGAGTTTTAGCAGCTATGGAACACAAATTCTTTCGTGATTTAGCTGAAGGTGAGCAGTTCTACAATGGCAGAACATGGTGGATTAAATGCACACAAGAAAGCAACGATTACAACGCAGTAATGTTGGGTAATTCAAAACGTGGCTGCGACTTTGGCGACACTTGTATTGTATGGGTAGATAAATGAAATTCACAGTCTACTATCGACTCTTCTTTGGAATTGATGCTGTAATACACTTCAATTCCTTAGAAGCAATGCAGCGTGAAATAAAGTTGCATAAAGCTGAAGATTTCGATTACATCAATGCATGTGTAATTGATGAAGATGGCAATGAAGAAATTGCCTACACTGGAGTAAAGGAGATTTTAAATGCTGTTTAAAGACTTGGCAATTGGTGATGAATTCACCGTATCTCGCTTGTCTGGTTCTTTCATCAAAACCACAGGCGAAAAATTTCACAATGCTGTTTCAACAACGCGTGATTCAGCAAACTTCCTGTTTAACAATGCCGAGCCGGTTTGTCCGGTAAGTTCGGAGTTGACGGAAGAAGACTTTGAAGAAGGTGAGCTACAATGGATGACAAATTCTTAGAAACTGTCGTAACTCAGGCAATTCTTGGTCAAGTCAAAACAAATTGGGTTGACCGAGTAATTCAGGTGATTCTACTTGCCGCAGTGTTAACTGTCGTAATATTGTTTATTATTGGGAAATACTTATGAGCAATAAAGTTGCATTCAGCAATGTTGTAAGTCGTGCACAAACTAAAGCAGACAATCAAATTTGCCTGATTGAAAATATGCCGATAACAACTAATGTTGGCATTATTCTATATGCAGACAAGCGAATCAAAGAGCTTGAGGCACAGCTAGCAGAGTACAAAGCTGAATTTGATGACGTGTCGGGTGAAACTGTGCATGAAGAATCCGCCGAAGAAGCTTATCGACGTGGACAAGCTGAAGTAGGTTATACAAAATAAGGTAATATCATGGCCTCTGAACCAACTTTCAAAGGTCAGAGGCTTGTCCCAAAATTTGGGAACAAATTATCTGACTTTACTCCTTACAAAATTTATACAGTAATTGCAGGTGAAGGTGATGAAAATCTTTCACCAGTTGCTGCTTTGTTTGGCAAGAAAAATCATTCCAGTCGTACTGCAAATGTGCGTGACGACAAGGGTATTATTCGTTTTGTAACTCTGGATTTCTTTCGTGAATTCAGACTTGAATCGGGAGTTTTATATCATGACTGACAAAGATATTCTGAAGAGTCTGTTGTACATGTCTAATTATGGAGCAGACTTAAAAGCGCTTGTAGCAATCGAAATGCCGGATGGCACAATTGTAATGCTACAGCCAAGTCGTGTATGGTTGGCAAATGTAATAGAAGATGAACTTAAAGAAATGCGAGCACGTGAAAATGCATTACGAGGGTTCTTCGACTCCGCCAGCCTGATTGGCAAAACAATGAAAGTGTCGTTGAGTAACAATTTGCCGAAATGCCCATACTGTGGCGGAACAGATATTAAAGTTCTGGAGCACATCACAAAAGACAATGTTGGCAAATGTAAACGTTGTTCAGCAATTCTCGATTTGGACATGCTAAATGCAAAATCAAACGGTATTCAAATTCCGCTGCATTAAATCCTCAACACCAGATTATCTGCCAGTGGGAACAGAAGTCCAAGGACGTCGTTTAGACACTGGTGGATTCTATTTGTCACAAAACTACTTTAAAATTTCCAACGCCTTCAAAACAGGAGCGCGTTTCCCAATGTCTGGGAATATATGGGAATGGGAAATTGTAGGCTAACTCGACATTAATTGGAGTTGATGAAAGTTGCAATATTTGGAAGAAGTATTTCATTTGCCATTCTTGATGAACTCATCGACTTTGTTGAGTCAATCAAAGATATTCAGTGTGAAATAGCTGTTCCACAAGCAATACTCATATCCGAAGAACTTATCGAGCTAACACCGTTTGTTAGCAATTATCAATCTGCGAAAATCGCGCCGGTAATTTGGGCAAGTGCCCTAAGACAATTCTTCCGAATGTGAGACATATCAAGTTTGACTGGACAATTGAGACAGTCCTAACCACCAGCCGCGTAAGCGCTTGTTGAATAGAATATTTAACTCATTGTGAGTAGCTTTTGTATTTGTTTTCAATATTACTATGTGGAGGCATTGCACTCCGACGAATATTCTAAACAAATACCAGATGTTACTTAAGGAGAGCAAATGAAACGTTGTCCAGAAACAGGCCGCATGCTCCCAGCTCCAATTAAGGTTGGAGATTTGGTTGTTTGCCGCTCAAATGGTGCGAAGTTCAACGAGATTGATATCTACGAGAACAAAGCATACAAAGTAGTTGCCACAGAAATGTCGGCAGAAAAGAACAGAATCTCTTTCGGAGTTGTTTCCCCAAATCCAGCAATGGCCAAAAGTAAAAGGCCAGGATTCTTCATTATCGACGATGATGGTTGTAAGCGTTTCTGTCGATTGGGAGAAGACAACTTCAGTTCAACAGTTTGGGAAAAGATTTCCAACCGTGGTTAAACTAACAACCGAACAAAAGATGTGTGGTACAGTAACTGTAATTATTCTGTTAGTTGCCACACTCATTTACGTAATTAAGGAGTTACTGTGAACAAAGGTTCAGTAATTAAATTTATCGGTGAAACTTTTGTAGGATATCGTTGCCCAAATCTCACCAAAGGCAAGAAATACAAAGTAATTGCAGGTAAGGGTGATGGTGTTCCTCGTAATAATGGCACTTTGGGTGCTTTCATTCAGACTGATGACACGGTTGTAATCAGTGATGACCTACACAATTATAAAATTGTGAAAATAAATAGCAATTGGGAGGTTGTTTCAGAGGCCGAATCTGGCCACCAGCAAAAGCCTGTATCAAAAGACCCAATTCCTGTTAATAAAGAATTCTGCTAACTCAGGCATTAGTTGCAAGTGAATTAACTAACTTCTGAGGTTTCTATGTACTATACAGGTGTTGGCAGTCGTGAGACTCCAAAAGAGATTTGCGATTTAATCACTTTAGTTGCTGCGAAGTTGGCAACACTTGGTTGGATTGTTCGGACAGGTGGCGCACAAGGTGCTGATGAAGCTTTTCTTGCTGGTTGTAATGGCCGTACAGAGAACTTCATACCTTGGCGCGGCTTTGGGCAATACGGTGGACAGATTCCAAATCTTGATAGGAATTGGGAGTATTTGCAGAACATCGATGATGTTAATCCTCTGATTCACAATCGTACAACCCGTAATCTGGACAGGTACAAAGGCTTCTGGAAGTTGCAAGCCCGCAATGTTAGCCAGGTGCTTGGGCTTAATCTGGACAATCCTTCGAAGTTCTGCATCTTGTATGCACCAACCACCAGCACTGGAGTTACAGGTGGTACAAACACAGCATACCAGGTTGCTATTCAATCTGGTGTAGAGTGTTTCAACCTGTACGACCCAGCAGTTGTGGAAAGATTTCGAAAGTTTGTAAGTTAAGTTAACAAGGTACATTCAGCGAGTGTACCTGATTAACTCAACATTAGTTGGATGTGAACGGAAACAAATAGTTTGGCATGACGCTGAAACTTAAACTGTAAATTACTTAACAAAGAGAATCAAACTATGACTACTCAGAAACAGTACGACGATACAAACACTGGCATCATTGGCACCAACGATTACAAACAGAAAGACACTCACCCGGACATGCGTGGACGTATTAACGTTGAAGGTCTGTGGTATTGGGTTTCTGGTTGGAACAAACAGGCCAATGGTCGCAGCTTTACTTCTCTGGCATTAACCCTGATGACCCAATCAGAAGTTGATACCATGATGGAGAAACGTGCAGCTAAACAAGCTCCACAGCAGGGCGCTCAACAGCAGCAACCGCGTCAGCAGGCTCCGGCAGCTCAACAGCCACCAGCACGTCAGGAAGGTGCTACAAATCCTGGTGCACCGCAGGACTTTGACGACGATATTCCCTTTTGATTTAAAAAGAAGTCTTCATGATTTCCGAAAGGAGAATGCGAGGATAATGTTAAATCTCAAGTAATTTGAGAGGACATTGGAAACAGTGTCCTCAATTAATTATTGGAGGTGTTATGAACAAGAATGAATATGTACCTGCTGAGATATTAGCAAAAGGTGACAGCATATACTACAACAATGAGTGGGTAACTGTACTCAGCGTTTGGTGTCATCCTAATTCTTGTTACAACAAGATTAACATCTCTCAGAAAAATTCAACAATACCACTGCACGTAAGACTGGATAAAAGTTTATCCGTAGAGCGAAAGACGAGGAATTATATGGAATATCTCCACTTACAAAACGCTGTAGAACTAACTGTGGTTGTTAAATCAAAATTGGAGCAATATGCCAATATTATTAACGCAGCAGTTGATTCTGAAGGTAAAGTCTCTCTTGGGACGTCAATTCGGCTGGATAAAGACACGCTTGTAAAAGCAGCTCGCGAAGAACTTAAAGCAGCTGGCAACAAGCTCAACGAAATGATGAAGAAGCTATGAAAATAGTTACTAAAGATGGTTGGGTTATTGAAGTCCTGTCAACTTGCGGTATTGTAGGCATTGATACTTACAGTGACACAAGCCAAGACAGTTGCGAAGTTCATTGTGCACAATTGACAAATGAACAAGCACTGATTATTGCCGCAGCATTAAACAAAGCTGTTCAAGATAATATCAAGCTGTAATTAACAAGGAATTCTTACGAGAGTTCCTGATTAATTATAGGAGGAGTAGATGTATGTATACTACGAAACTTGGCAATTCGGGAGTTCTTTCTACACTCACAGAGTTACAGTGTATGAAAGATGCACTGACAAGCTGTTTCAAACACTCAAAAGTAAGTTTGGAAGTAAGAGCGTCAATAGAACGAAGGGCTCGGGCAAAGTTTATGTTCGAGAAACTATGCGGATTGCCAGAGTCCACAGAAACATGCCAAGAACTCCTGCGACGAAGCGTTATGGTGAGTGGCTCTTTGCGACGTCAAGAAACTTCGTATTGGGAATATCTGCTGAGTTCCATCCAGACTCGGGTGAGAAATTATCAACAAGAGAGTGTAACTAAATGTTCTCAAAAGAATTTACAGTCGATGGAAATCGATATCTCCTTCAATCGGTTTGTCCTCAAGGTTTATGGAACTCCCTCTGTGACCGTGTGGAAAAACATTTGATTCGTTACGGGCATGAAGCAGCCAAGAGCCAATTTGGCTCACCATTGGTAGAAGGCAAGACCAAGTTTGGCATTGGTCTTGTCACATTTAAGTTAACACTCAACCCAGAAGGAAATCCGTTCCGTGAAAGTTGAACAAATGAGTGCAGCAATCACTTCTCAAAGCCACGAGATTGATAAGCAGCAGTTATACATAGTTCAGCTGGAGCAACTGCAAGAGTCAGGACAGGAACTTATTAGTGTTTACGACGCGAAATTTAGTCGCAACACTTCTATGGAAATGTCAGACTTTATAGACCTCCAGCAAGCAATTCTTGACAAGATGGTTCCATCTTATGCTGCATTGCTAGCTCTTTATGACAAGTTCCAGAAAGAACTTGATGCACTGGTGAATGAAGATGAAAGTCAAACTGTCTCAACGTTCTGAAAACAGGCTACGTGGTGTAAATCCAACTTTGGTTGCAGTATTTCGAAAGGCGTGTGAAACCATGCCTTTTGATATCACTGTTCTGGAAGGATTGAGAACAGCAGAACGTCAGCAAGAGCTGTTGAAGCAAGGCGCAACGAAAGTTAAAGTATCGCGTCATATGTCGGGTAATGCAATTGATATTGCCCCTTATCCGATTGATTGGAACGATACGGCTCGATTCAAGCAGGTTGCACATGAAATGTTCAAAGCTGCGAAAGAGTTGGGCATCACTATCCGCTGGGGTGGTAACTGGAGTCGTATTGATGAAACTGTGAAGCCAACTTCCAGTTTTGTTGATATGCCTCACTTCGAACTTCCGGCATAAATTATTCCAAAAGGAGCATCCAATGGAATACAAAGACATTCCCGCAGAACTGAAGTTTCACCGTGAGCGTATTCAACGCTGTGACCGTATTATTAATGAGATGGAGCAGTGGAGAGTTGACCAAAAGGTTCTTGCGTATTACTCAGAAATAACCTCAGACTTTCATGTAAAAACATGTAACGAAGAGAATTTAGCGATTCTTAGGCTGTTACGAAATAACTCAGTCAAGCGTGTACAGCAATTGAATCGTCAAAACGAGCGACTACTGAAAGTTTCTGCAAACTTTAAGTGAGAATCCTATGCCGATTAAATCTATCACAGAGTTGTTAGGTGGTGTAGCGAGCCAGATTAAAGACAAATCAATCCTTGTTAAGTTTTACGAGGGAACTTTTGATTACTTTTTAATTTGGATTGACGGGATTGAGTGGCGTAATTACGATTTCAACATTTATGAGTATTTCCGTGAGGAATTTGGTGTTGAAATTCCAGTAACTCAAACTTACGACATTATGTCAGCAGACGATGATTTCATTCTGGAGCATTGTTTCAAGAATGGGACATTTAGTATCGCAACATACGACCAGATTAATTCTGCATTGGTTAATAAGAGTGAGGAAGTTGTAGCCGCAGCTATTTCACTTGGCATTGACTTAGAAACAATTGATGACGCATACATCGGACATTACAAATCGTTTGTAGAATATGTCAAAGAACGTTTCAATGAAGAAAACTTTGAAGGCTGTCTTGTATCTGCTGGATATGTTCAGTACATCAACTTCGACGAAATGGCGGAAGAACGCGAGCAAGGATATCTCGTAACCGAAGGCCACATATTCGATGCTTGTCGATGAAATTAAGATTGGAACAATTCTGCACCACCAGCCAAGAAACCACAATTACAAAGTTTTGTATCGGACAATGATTAAGTCCGACCAAAAAGGTAAGAGTTGGGAATATGGCTGGGCATACCAAGAAGTTGATAAACTGGAATCTGAGATTTATTCTCGACCTGATTCTTTATTTGATTCGGATTGGTCCATCGTGTAGTTCCAAGCAGGAGCCTGACTGTTCCAATCGGTTCTGTGGACAGTTCGGGCTTTTAATTCGTTTGGGAGTTTAGTTGAATGTGCTTTCTCAGTATGTTCCAAACCAATTAAAGCACAAAACCATTATACAGATGTGCCGAAATCTGTGTCAATCTTTATTCTTATTATTCTTCGACAATGGAATAACTGGAATAATTTGGAATAAGAATAATTTATTCTTATTTATTCTTTAATTTGGAATATTGGAATAATATTCGAACATTAGTTGGAGAAGATAATGATTCAAGTAATTGCTGGTCAGCAAGAATTCATACGCCAATGTGAAACTTGTAAATGCACTGTGGCTTATGTGTTTACGGATTTGAAAATGCGGAAGACAAAGAGAAAGACAACAAACGGTTATTCTTTTAGTGCATACCGCTATGCAGAGTGTCCGACCTGCAAACATGATATCCGGCATTAGTTGGGATTGAAACAACATCAGATAAGAATTTTGGAGGAGGCAACTTCTGAGGAAGTAAAGGCCTTAATACATCCAAACCAAAGTTCTTTTCGATGGAATGTTTCCATCTAAACAATATTTCTTTTAACCAAAAAGGTTTCCCCCAGAAGGTGGTTGCTCTCGGTATAAAGACGCTATAAGTATTGTATGTTGGGCCAGTAACTTGCAGGTACGAAGCTTTTGGGGCTGAATAATTAGAGTGGACGTGATGCGTCGGACTCATCGTATCACATGGATTACAAAATAGAGTTTGTGCCATTTGGTGTTTGGTTGTGAAGGAAGTTCGCCTCACAAATGCCTCGAAATGGCCCAAATTCGCAAAGCTTTCGCACCGCCACTGCGATAAGTTTAGTTGGGAGTGTGATTATATGAGTGATGATTTGCGTGTCTCGTAGCGCTGCGGTGTTGCGTATAATGGCGCATCCTTAGAGTTCCTGTATCGTATGAGTTGGGGCGCAAGTCATCACCCACATAATCACCTTACCCGTCTTAGCAAACGTCTGTGTGCAGCGGAGAATCCGCACACGGCAGGCTTGTAGGCGTGGCCTTTGGGCTGTCTGAAGGCCATATCAGTCACATTGTGTATTTTGGAGAAGCAAAATGTTTAAAAGATTTGCACAAGTTGTTTCAATTGTATCTCGTAGTAACTCGCCACAGAACACAACAATTTCAATTGCTGTAACTGGCGAAGGTGCAGTAACGGATATAGAGCGTGATGCCATTGAGTGCTGTGCACAGCATATATTAAATGGGTATTCAGTAGTATTATCAAAAGAAGATTCACATGAGCTGTTACGCTTAAGGGACAGCAATGAAAAGCTTCAAGCGCGCTTAGACGAACGTGGCGAACAATATGAAGAACTTAAAGCAGAACGCGATAAACTTCAGGGCGCCATCGATAACTCAGTAAATGCCAATGGTGAGCTATTCAGAATGTCGGCGGCTCACACTGGCAATGCGAGAAATCATAAGCGTGGTGCATGATGAAAATAAAACACAGAGCACCTTGTGTTAAGGCTGTTTTGAAAGATGGTGAAACTTACCACTATGTGTTGATTGGTGGAGTTTACTACTACAATGGCCGGTCAAGATTTCTTTTGGAAAAGGCCACTGAAACTGGCTTTTGGAAAGACAATATTTCCAAAATCACTCAAAATGCCCGTATTGGTGACTTCAAAGAACTCAAAGATTTTATTGAATATCAGTCGCCGAAAGCCAAAATTGTCAAATACATTCGTTGCTGGGAGTCGTGATGCTTTATGGTAAAGTTGTATTGGAAAATGGTTCTGTAATCAGCCAAGGCTACACATCCGAAGAGCTGGAAGAGTTGGTTGCAGATTGGCGTATGAATGCCGAAGCAATTGGTTCTGACTTGTACGACATGACAGGTGATTTAGCTGTAGGTCCTCAAATAGTTGAAGACTTGTTGAAACACATTAAAAACTTGGAGTCAAAAGTTGCCACGCAAAACTCTTAAACAAAAGCTCAAAAGTCAGATTCGTCTCGCCAAAGAAGTTGCTGACATTGAGCACGAAAAAGCCGGCTTCACCATTAACTACGAATTGCAGCTAATGCAATCGGTTGGTATGGCGCACGGCGTTATGGCATCCTTGCTGGAAGCCAAGAAACATTTCGATGTTGAGTCTGAGCAATACAAAGCTTTCGAAAAGGTCAGCCAAGGCCGAATCGCGCAATGTATGCAGCAGCTCATTAACATGGGTGTATCCCATGAAGAAGCTAACCGCCGAATTACACAAGGTCACTAACAATGGCATTCGAGCAAGATAAAGAAATTGCGCTCGAAACTTGTAAACAGTGGCTTGAAGATAACGATGCAGCGTATCTTGCAAAGGAAGATGTTATCATTTTCTGGACGCATTTTAATCCTGAGTCTAAACGTGGCGAGTGGTCACGATATAAGATGAAGGAAGCCTGTCGAGTTATTAAAGCCACTCGTGCAGGTTTTGCAGCAATGCGATTCATCAAGCCAGAACTGCTTATGATGGCGGCTCAGGAAACTGAACGCGCCTACAAACAGGCAGTTAAATCCCGTTCAACAGTTCCCGATGAATTCTTTAATTTGGAGCGCAGCGGCCATTTTAACAATATTGAAATGTTAACAATGTGCATGCTTCAGGAATTAGTTGGAAGGGGATGGAACGTAGAAGCGGTTTGTTTGGGAGAGCTTATGAAAGCTGTGTTCCAAGCAAAGGGTTTTTCTGTTCCAAACCGAACTCTGCGCTGGAAGCTATTGCGAGCAGTTGAGCAAGAAGCGGGCGTGGTTATTCGTGACAGAACCAACCGACTGACCGTCACAGGTGTTGGAAGGTTTGTTGCGATACAAATAGATGGAGTTGATGATTCCATTAAAACTGAGTTCACTGTCGCAGAGACAGAAGACTTGGTGACCAAATCAATACAAAGGTTTAATAATTATTAATCGTTTGTAAGAATTGTAATCACTTAACCATTAGTTGGAAGTGATTAAAGAGAATACTTCTCGAAATTTGATACCAAATTAACTTAAATAAGGCGTTAAAGAAATGGCTAAAGTAGTCACAGTAACACAGTACGAAGCACAAGATGGTTCCCTGTTCCTGACCGAGCACGAGTGCGACGCACACGACTTCAAACTGGAAAACGGTGCCAAAATCGACGTAATCGCTGACGCGTTCCTGAACACCACTGGTGCTATCGACCGCAGCCGCAACATGCAGAAAAACGTAATCGAAGCGTTCCTGGCCTTCCACCTGCCGCGCGTTGCTGCTGGCACCGAGCTGGAACCGGTAGAGCGTACCAAGTTTGACACTCCGAAAGCTGAAAAAGAAGTAACTACTGCTGCCGCCGAAACTGCTGAAGCCGATATTCCGGGCGCAGAAGATGCAGAACAGCCTGCTTTCTAAAATCGATCTGGTCGGCCTAAGCTTTAAATAAGCTACGGCAGTAAAGCCTGAGAAAATCTTAGGCTTTGCATGGTTTTGAATCCCATTCCTAATTGGAGTGGGCTTCAATGAACATCTTCTATAATGTCTGAAACATTGGCTTGGTTGCTCTTGTTGATGAGGCTCTTAACCTACAGATGAAGGTGTTCATTGAAGTTTTCGTTGACGAATTTGCCGCTATTTTTAAATCATTTAAAATAAATGCAAACGATTCTGAAATGCGCATGGTAGCCTAATTAAATTTAGGTGACTGCCGAGGTCTTTCGATTCCTTGTTAACAAATTCGACGCAGTGGCCCGCTGTGATTAATAATGGGCACAATTTAATGAGTGCATTGTGATTAGCGGAATGGGAGGAAGGCCGATGCCCTAAACTGCCGCGTGGCCCAGACAGTGCATTCTTTAAATTGTTAAGAGAGCTTTAGTGGTTCATTGTTAATTCAATGCGGGAGTCTGACTAATCGGGTAAGTCACGTTCAGAGGGTGAGTAACGCTCTGTCCAATGCAGGTTCGAATCCTGCCTCCCGCCGCACTAAAGAAGAACCGAAAGGTTATAAATAACACGAGGCGACGGTACGCGCCTACTCTTAATTATTTTTTGAAGTCTTGTCGTGAGCACTTCGAATAGCCCTGAGTATGGAATAAAACTACTCAAGTTTGTGTGACTTCGAAGGAAGGTATAACAAACTGCCTGAGAAAGAATTGGCGGGCTATCAACCCATCGGCGGCTTTGTCGTTAACAGGTGCCAATAGATTTCTACAAGCCTCGCAGTTTACAGTCTGCGTTAACAAAACTGTCCAAACAACGTCTGCTGGACTCCGAATTGTAGCGGAGGTATTGGGTACGGCCATCTGCCTCGCAGACAATACCAATATGTCACCGGGTTCAAGTCCCGGAGCAGACACCTATTTGTACGTGCCAGAGAGGCTGAATGGTGACTCAGATAAAGCGGGCTAGTGGTTCTGAAACAACCAATACTAGGACGTTAGAGGGTTCGAATCCCTCCGTACAAACCAAACAACGGGCAAAACAAGAGTAAGAAAGCTCGATAAATCGAGGGAGTAATCTTGGAGTAGCCCACCAAACAATAGGAACTTCCATGTATGCTGCCAATTTGTCGACAAAATTCTGGTAGTGGTAAGATGGACTTCGAAAGCTCGACGAGTAGGGTACGGTTCGATTCCGTGAGTTCTTTCCAAACAAAGGGCGTTCAGCAAATCGGTTAAGCGGCAGAACTGGCATAGGTCTGTTCGGGTAACACGTAGTCCCGAGACGTCCACCAACTTTACAGGTGTACAAATGGATTTATCAAAGTTCCTCGAAGAAACTGACTTTGAGGAAGTATCGAAGTCTAACGAAAAGCGACAAGATGAACTCGATAAAGAGGCTGCATCTGTTGAAGTGGTGAATGACTGTGGCGATGCTTGCAAAATTTAAAACTGCTCTTGTAGTTCTCCTGACCGCATTAGTGGCATTGGTTGTAGCATACTTTAAAGGACGTTCGTCCGGCAAAGAAGAAGTGAAGCAAGAAGTTCGTGAAGAACACAACAAAGCTGTGGATGAAGTTGCAACACAGCGTGTGGAAAATGTGAAGGTATTAACCGATGTACAGAAAAAAGTTATTAACAGTTCTGATTCAGTTGTCGATAAAGAACTATCTGACAAGTGGACTCGCGGATGAAAGGCGTTTACCTATTCATAGTTGGTTTAGTCGTAACGCTGTTAATAGCTTGCCAAAGTCCACCAGCAGTTCCTCCGACTAAAATCATTTCTGATTATTGTGATTCTTCATTCCCGATATTGCTACTAAAATCAGAATTACCAAATTTATCCCAAGAGTCAAAGCGCCAGATATTGGTGCACAATGAAACTTGGGAGAAAAAGTGTTCGACGAAACTTACCCGACAAAAGTAGTAACGTCAACAAATTGCTCTGGGCATAACAATTAAAATTGCTGCCTCCAAGAACTGGAAAGTTCAAGTCTTTGGTCGAGACTATAAATATATGCCCAACCTTGCGGTCGAGTGAATGTGCGACCCTTAAATAACGAGATTCAACCAGTGCACTGGAAGTCGGTGGAAGCCCGCACGTTGGTGGTTGGAGCCAATTGAAAGATACCAATCAGAATGAAGCTGCTCAGACTTCAGGTGACTTCTTCCTAAAACAGAACGTCGAGAACAGACTCGTAAACAGTGCTTGGGAACGACACCCATTCAGTTTGTCGGAGTTCTGAATCAAAAACAAAACCGACAAGAATTATGGATTCGTAGAGTTAAGTTAAACCTGTACACCAGTTGAAACACTGGAAGTATAATTGTGAACGTGGAGTTCACCGAATCCACCAAATATGGACTCATTAGTTCGAACAATGAGAGAACATCCCAATGCCGAAATAGCATATCTCTGGGAAGGTTATGAATGCAAGTTTCATATGAGTCCACCAAACTCAAGTGGCATGATTATATTGTTAGGTTTTCCGGATAAGCCTCTCATTCGGTGAAAGTCCGACCACTTGTTTCAAATACCTCCGTGGTTATGTCTCCACTAAAAAGGCAATAAGAAGCGTCTGGCATACCGTAGCGATACGGCGTAGTTGCGCTGATTGTGATAAGCAGAAAACTGAGACTATGTCTCGACTATCGGGTTCCTCCTCATCCCGGAGTTAGCTGGGTTAAATATTCAGACTATGTTTCTAATCACATGAAATATGCAAGACAGGGTTCTGAAGTTGGTTACTCTACTTCAGCAGGTTTAGCAATTTTCCTGGATTGTCCCCATAAACAAGCTTAGTCCACTTGGTCGGTTCGGACTTTATTTCCTTGAGCATCTTGGCCGCAGTCGGCCCATCTGCTTTCAATTCAAGAGTCACCCAAGACTCGCTGTGCCTATTAACGTTCGTTTACCGACGTCAGGGTGCTCAATGAAATTAATACCTTGGAGAAATATTTTATGAACAATCTGGTTTCATCTCAAGCATTACAAATGATGGCTGAGAATAAAGATATCAATCTGGAAGAACTGCGTGATAAAGTTGCCTTAGTTGCGTTTAACGCGTTATTAACCGATGCGGCAAAGCACTACGATTCTAGTGTTCCTATCAAGGAAATTGTAGCAAGAGCAGTTTGGGATTTCGCTGATGAATTTATGCGCGAACGCTATGAGCGTGAGTGTGTTCTTCGTGTAAACCTACAGCCAAATCAAAGCACACGTCCTGGAGATATCCCTCCAGACTTAGACCTTCTCAATAATTAGGTTAAAGATGTCAAAACAAATTTCAGCAGTGCTCGTAGACCATATGGGCACTGACTTAACAACAGTAAACGCAGCCCGCGTTTCTTATGGTGCCGAGTCTAAAGAGTTGACCGAACGTGACAAACGTTTAGTTGATTTCCTCGCAGAACATGACCACGTGACTCCTTTCCGTCACGCCCATGCAACTCTGCGTTGTCGCGCACCAATCTTCTTGGCACGTCAGTTGGGCAAACATCAGGTTGGCTTTAGTTGGAATGAGATTTCTCGCCGTTACAAAGATGGTGATGCAATTGAAGTTGAGTGTTACGTACCTCCGATTGTGTTCGAGCGCCCTAATAAGTTGATGACCCAAACAGCAGAGCGTGCAAATGCATCATTAGAAGGATTTGCTAAACAAGGCATTCAAAACGCTAACAGTGATGCATTCCGCTATTATGAAAGACTGCTCAAAGCTGGCGTAGCGCCCGAACAAGCTCGCATGGTATTGCCTCAGTCCATGATTACTGAATGGATTTGGACTGGCTCGCTTTATGGCTGGGCAAATCTATATAAACAACGCTCTTCCGAACATGCACAGTATGAAGCTCGTGTGTTTGCAGGAGAAGTAAATAAAATTATGTCAGAGCTGTTCCCTGAAACATGGAAAGCTTTGATTAAATAAGGACAAAGAAATGCTGATTAAGCAGTGCGTAGCCAAGATTAAACACGAACTTCCAACCTGTAAGTCCACAAGCGGGAAGTCACTGCAAGTGTGGATTAATGAAGGAGAGGATGGAACTCGTTTCTATTCTGGCTTCTGTTTTGCTTGTGGCATTCCTGTTCCTAATCCATATGGTAATAATCCGCCAGCACCAGAAGAGATTAAGATTAAGACTCCAGAAGAGATTCAGGAAGAGCTTAATGATATCACCAATTGCCCGGTGTTCGATTTAGACCATCGTGGAATTGAAGCCGAGTTTTGGCAACATCATCGTGTTCGTTTGCTGTATTCAGAATATGATGGAAAGACTCCGTATGCACTGGCTCATGGTTTTACCAAGAATGGTAAGCTTGCTCGCTGGAAAATTAAACTTCTGAATAAGAAGATTATCTGGTCAGTTGGTGATACACAGGATAACGACCCGTATAACTGGGAAAATGCCAAGGCAATTGGTGGTAAGACTCTGTACATTACTGAGGGTGAAGAAGATGCAATTGCACTTCGGGCAATCCTTAAGATTATGAACAGAAATACCCAATACGAAGAACTTGATTTTGCTGTTATTTCTTTAAATGATGGCAGTGATTCGGTGCATAAAACATTGGCTCCGAAGATTGAAGAAATCAAGAACCGTTGGGAACAGGTTGTCATTGTATTTGACGACGATGAACCGGGCCGTAAAGCAGCAAAAGAAGCATCACGTTTGCTCGGTGGAGCAATGATTGCAAACCTTCCAGCAAATGATGCAAACGATTGTTTGAAGCGCGGCTTATTAAAAGCAACGCAGTCAGCAGTTGTGTTCCGTGCAGCACGACCGCTTCCAACAGCTCTTGTTAATAAAGAGTTGTTAATGGACGAATTGGATGATGAAGTTGAGGAAGGTGTTGATTATCCTTGGCCTCGATTAACTCAACTTATGTTTGGTCAACGTCGTGGAGAAGTTATTACGCTTGGTGGTTCAGAGGGTGGTGGTAAGACTACGATGGCCCGTCAGAATGGTGAGCATAATATTATTCAGCACGATTGGGGAGTCTTCACAGCATTTATGGAAGAAACCCCGCAGGAAACTTTGCGTCGTATGGCAGGATTGCATGACAATTTACCATATTGGGAACCAAAGTTTACAGAAGACCCACGCTATGATGAAGAGAAGTTTAAGCGAACTTGTCGTAAGATGCTTGGCAATATGGAAATCTGGGACCGCAAGCTGGCTGGTGAAGACCCTTATGAGACTTGGGAAGGGTTGAAAACAATCATCCGTCAAATTGGTCCGGGCATTGATATGTTTATTCTGGACAATCTCACGTATCTGTCTGAAGGAATATCTTCTTCAGAGAAGAATGACTTCTTAGGTAAGTTGTATGCAGATATAACTAAGCTGGCAGACCAGTACCAATTCCACACTCTTGTGTTATCTCACTTAAACCCTGTTGCTAAAGGTCAACGTCCTCATGAGGATGGTGGGCGAATCAAGAAGGGAGACTTCACTGGTTCTCGTGCAGCTTCAAAGTATTCGCATGGTATGTTTGGTTTTGAGCGAAACAGTCAAGCAGTTGACCCAAACTGTTCAATAATTCGTTCAATAAAAGCTCGTAAGAGTGGTAAAACAGAAGGATTCAAAACATATTACGACAATGATTCAGGTAGAATCATTCAACGCAATTGGGATGATTCCTTGTTTGAAACAAACGAGATTGTAACTCTGCAAAAGAGAACAACTCCACATCAATAAACCAAGGACAGCCGAGCATAGAGCGGAAAAGTGACTACCTCGGCCCTCCTTTCACAAACTCCTGGAGCCTAACGTGTTGTATCCGTGGAATAACATGCAAGCCAGTGACATTGAAACCACTGGACTTCTGCATCAAATGAAGAAGCAAGAAAACCCGCGTCTTCATAACTTTGGTTTTATTGACATGGTAACGAAAGAAGCCACAGTCATGGAATGGACTGAACGAAAACGAATTCAAAGTTATCTGGACACAGGTCCAACTTTGATTATGCACAACGGTGCAACGTTTGACTTTGAAGCACTGCGTTTCTTAGGATACGATGTATCAAAGTGTACACTGATTGACACTCTCTATATCAGTTGGTATCTGGAACCGAAGCGTTTGATTCACGGTCTGGAATCGTATGGTGAAGAGGCTGGAGTTCCTAAGCCAAAGATTGATGATTGGGAAAACCAAACTCAAGAAGAATATAATCACCGAGTCCACGAAGACTGCCGTATTCAAGCTTGGTTGTGGGAACGACAGTATAGTCAGTTACTCCAGATTTACAAAACTCCAATGGAGGTAAAACGGTTTGTAGAATACTTAATGACGAAAGCTCGTCAACAAGTTATTCAGCAGCGTACTCGTTGGAAGTTGAACAAGCCAAAAGCACTTGCGTTTAAAGCATATGTTGAGCCAATGATTGAAGAGAAAATCAAAGCTCTTGAAGCATCTATGCCACGCATTGTTGAATACAAATTGATGGAACGTCCTAAGAAGTTTTACAAACAGGACAAAACACTTTCCGCAGCTGGTATTAAGTGGAAAGCAATTTGTGATTCAAATAAATTAGATTGGCAGGACAATGACCTGCAAATCAAAACTATTAAAGGTTATAAGCCACCAAATGCAAACTCCCATTCTCAGGTGAAAGATTGGCTGTTTAGTTTGGGTTGGGTTCCTCAAACATTTAAGTTCGTAAGGGACAAAGAAACTGGCGAAACCCGACAAATACCACAAATTACGAAGAAAGATGATGACGGAAATCCGGAGATTTGCCAGAGTCTACATGACTTGGCCGAAGAAAACCCTGGAAAGGGTATCGAACACTTGGTTGGTCTTGGCGTCTACAAGCATCGTCTTACAGTGGTTGACGGATTCCTTCGCGACGTCGATGATGAAGGATTCCTCACAGCTTATTGCGGTGGCCTCACAAATACACTTCGTCTTAAACATCGCGGCCTCGTTAACTTGCCTTCTGACCGTGTGTTTGGCGGTGCAGAACTTCGCGGCATGTTGGAAGCAGTATCGGAAGACTACGAACAATTAGGTTCTGACCTTGCTTCTTTGGAAGACCGATGCAAGCACCATTATCAGTGGACCTATGACCCCGAATATGTTAAGAAGCAGTTGTCTGAAGACTATGATGCGCACTTGGCGATTGGTGTAATCGGTGGATTCATTACCGAGAAACAATCTCAGGACCACAAAGACAATGCCAAACTTCCAAGCGAAAAGCAGGACAAGTCCAAAAAGGTTGCAGAACGTCCAATGTTCAAATCAACCAACTATGCTTGTCAATATGGTGCAGGTATCCCAACAGTAGCTCGTACAGCCAAGTGCGATAACCAAACAGCTGCACGTTTGCATAAAGCATATTGGGACCTGAACTGGTCAATTAAAGAGATTGCAGCTAACACAACCGTCAAAACCGTTGATGGGCAGATGTGGCAACAGAATCCTGTAAATGGTTTCTGGTATTCTCTTCGCTCAGACAAAGACCGATTCTCAACATTGTGCCAAGGTACTGGCGCATATGTATTTGATATCTGGTGCAACAACATTATTGCAATTTGCAATGAACGTTGGGGTGTGGACCCACTTCTGTCTGGTCAGTTCCATGATGAACTTATCTTACAAGTTAAGAAAGGTTATCGTGAACTGTGGATTGAACTTCTCAATGAAGCTATGGCCCGAACCAACAAACAGCTTAAACTAAATCGTGACTGTGCATGTGATGTACAGTTTGGCGACAACTACGCGCAAATTCACTAATCTTCGACATTAGTTGGATTTGGATTCTGCCTGCATGGTGTGGGCAGATTAACTTGAAACATAAAGGTAACTCAAATGGCATTTGCTGCTCCTACACTGGCCTCGAACAAGACTCCTTCTGCTGCCCCACTTCTGGAAGCAGGTGGTTATCCTGCTCGTGTCTGCCGTATTATCGACCTCGGTTTACAGCCGGGTTCCGCTAAATATCCGAATCCTCAGCTCAAGCTGCTGGTAACTTTCGAACTCCTCGAAGAGTTTATGAAAGAAGTCGACGCTGAAGGCAAGATGATTATGGTTCAAGACCCGGATGAAGATGAAGGCGTCATGATGGCGAAGAATCTTGAAGACAAGCCGCGTTGGTTTGACTTTGAGTTTTCCTACAATGCCGATGGCTTCATGGGCGACAACTCGCACATCTACAAATTTGCGAAAGCAATTGATGCGCTTGAAGTTGCTGCAAATCTGGAACAGAACATTGTTGGCCATCCTGCCAAAGACCTTAAAGATTGGCTTACCGAGCCTCTTATTGTTGGTCTGACTCAGTACACCAAGCAGTCTGGCAAGAACGCTGGTCAGGTTTCAAACAAAGTTGCAACGTTCTCTCCGATGAAAACGAAAGAGAAGCGCGAAGCGAAAGCTCTGGTAAACCCGACTGTCTTCTTCGACATGTCCCATCCAGACCTTGAAATCTTCAACAAGCTGCCGGGTGGCGACTCAGAGTGGGCAATCAAGAACCGCATCACCTCTGGTGTTAAGTTCAATGAAACTCCTCTCGCTGCTCTGCTGGGTGTTGCTGGTGCATCTTCGCAAACTCCTGTCAATCAGGCAACTGATGAACAGGTTGATGAAGCAATGCAAGCTGAACTGGCAGCACAGAAAGCTGCTCGTGAGAAACAGGCAGCTGAGAATGCTGCAACCGGTTCGGCCTCTAACCAACCGTTCTAATATTGTGAGGGCTTCGGCCCTCCTCTAATTTGGAGTTTACCAAAGTGGGTAATAAAAGAAAGCTTCTGCTAATTGATGGTGACATGATTGCATTCAGTCATTGCGCAGCAGAAGAATATGGCAAAGAGCCTGAAGATGTCAGCTTTGCTAAAATTCAAATGTCAATGGATTCCAAAATGGAATTCTTGTCTAAACGTCTTGGTGCTACTGAAGTTATCACACTGATTTCAGGTGATACAAACATGCGCCATGTAATTGACCCAGACTATAAAGCAAACCGTGCTGGTGTTTGGCGTCCTGATAACCTGAAGAATGCGAAAGCTCACCTAATGGTTGCTTGGAACGGCATGCGTATGGATGGTCTGGAAGCAGATGACTTAATGGCAATGTTTGCTCGCCATGACTATGAAGTTGTAATGGGCAAACTAAATCGCATTAAGGCACTAATTCACAAAGGGCCGTGTACCTATGATGAAGTCATTATCGCCTCTCTGGATAAGGATTTACGGCAAGTTGGTCGACTTATTCCAAATGGAGACGGGCCGAAAATTACCCACTACCAGTGGGAACGTGAGTCTCAGGGCATTGGCGAGAAGTCAATAGTTGTTGAGGGTTTTGGTGAACTTCGCTGTATCATCAAGACAGATAGCAAAAACAACAAGAAGAAAGAAATCAAGGGCGAAGGTCCTAAATTCTTTCTGTGGCAATTGCTCACTGGTGATTCAACAGATGGCGTAATGGGTTGCGGCTATCGAGAAGAAAAAGTCTACAAGTCAGGTAAGAAATGTGGTGAAACATATTTTAGACGATGTGGCGTAGGTGCTGTTGAAGCATTTGAAACTCTTGAGCACATCGACAACTACCCGGCTGGCCTTAAAGCAGTTGCTGCTAAATATATTATGCAGTTTGCAGATGGCTGGGACGAAAAACTATTAACCAATGGACGCCAGTTATATATGGCTCACATGGTTGATAAAGGCCACTTCGTTCGTTTGTGGCATTACGACGGTAAAACTGTTGACCGTTTTGATTTGAAAGAGAATCGGATAGTTCCCCACGCAGAGTATCTCCAGAAATAATTGGAGTTGAAATGGCTTATGGCTATTGTGGAACGGAAGCCAAATTTGTCGGTTGGCTTCAATCGGCATTGAGAATTGTTTGGGCAAAACACCCAAGCAAGCTCACGCTGATAAAGCAGAAACAGGTAGCATTGTCTGTGAAACGTGGCAATAAAAATAAGCCAATCTTTCATGTCCAATGCTTCCACTGCAAGAAAATGTATCCGTTAAAAGAGATTGAGTGCAACCACAAGAAGCAAGTTGGTGGCCTACTCAAACTGGAAGACCTGCATCGTTTCGTTGACAACTTGTTGCTTGTCCAGCCTGATGACTTGGAACTCCTGTGTCATGACTGTCATGGCATTATCACGTACATGGAGCGCTATGGTGTTTCCAGACGTGATGCAATTATCGAGAAGAAAGTTATCGCATTCTCGAAATTAACTGATGCTCAGCAGATTGCAAAGTGTAAAGCTGCGAACTTTGCTGAGATACCAAAAACCAAAATCGGACGAAAGAACACTGTTCGAGAATTTCTGAGAAAGAATCTTAATGTCGATTAAGCTCCTCGAAGATGGTACAAGCTATGTCAAAGCACATGCACATGATTGGGAAGACCCGACCTGCCTTATCAAAGGAAAGGTGTATGTGTATCGAAAAGTTGACGGAATTCGAGCAATCCGTAATAAAAGCGGTGGTGTGTGGAGTCGTAACTCTAAGCCCCTACCCCACTTGGACCACCTTGAATTCTCAGATGCTGAGATATTTCGTAACAGTTGGAATGAGACTTCAAGCATCCTCGGACGCATTGACCCACCAGCAGTTCCGTTAACTCAGGAAAATGTGTATGAACTTTCCGATGGTAACATAGACCCACGCCTTTACCTCTGCTGGGGCAATAACCCAAGCAACGAAACACTTTACAACATGATGTTGGAACAGTTGAAGCTTGGTCATGAAGGTCTAGTTGTCCGTGATTCCAAAGGTAAGTGGTGGAAGATTGTACCATATAAGTATGCCGATGTAAAGATTACCGGATTTAAAGAAGGTACTGGCGCACTGAAAGGTATGTGTGGTTCAATCCAAACCAAACATGGCTCTGCTGGTTCAATGGTTAAAGATTGCCTGGCTGATGTTGGGGTTCCTGAAGACAACATTGCCATTCGCAAGTGGTTGTGGGCAAATCGGCATAACCTTCTGGGCGGTATTATCCAAGTACGTTACAGAGAAGTAACTGAAGCTGGTAAGCTGCGCTTCCCGTCACTCGTTCGTTTGAGAACCGACAAGAATGAAGAATCATTCGATTAATTTAATGGTGGTTCTTAATGGGCCACCGGGTTGTGGTAAAGACACAATCGCAAATGAGATTGTTAGCCAAGAGCGTATTGACAATCTTGGTTGGCCCCGTTTTGTAAAGCACCAGTTCAAGGATGCACTATATGAACACACTGCTGAACATTTTCAAGTTGATTTGGATAAGTTTATCCATTTCGCCAGTGACCGCGAGCTTAAAGATTCGCGCACCTTGGCGGGTTTGGGTGAACGTACTCCTCGGCAAGCGCTCATTCATGTCAGTGAAGAAGTTTACAAGCCTCGCTACGGCAATGACTACTTTGGCAAGGTTGAGGCTTCTCGCGTCAGCGAACATAAAGGGAATCTGGGTGGCATTATTAATGTCATTTACCCCGATGGTGGTTTCGAATCAGAAATTCCTCCAGTTGAATCTGAGTTCGATGCTTGTCTTATTATTAGGCTGCATCGTGATGGTTTTGATTTCAAGGGCGATTCTCGAAATTACATCAACCTGCCAAACACTGAAACTCGCAAAACAGTTGACGTTCACATTTTAGAAAATGAAATTGAACTCGGTGTTAAACTAATCCAACAAACCATAAGAGATTTTCATGTCTAATGTTTATGACACTTACGCAAGGGTTAAACGCGTCCACCCTGCTGCAAAGCTCCCTGTCTACGCTACTGCTGGCGCTGCTGCTGCTGATGTTTGTACCATTAGTGACAAGCGCGTGGTTATCAATCCCGGTTGTTCTGCTGTATTTGATACTGGACTACAATTTGCGATTGCTCCGGGCTACGAACTTAAAGCGTTTAGCCGTAGTGGGCACGGTTTTAAGTCTGGGATTCGTTTGTCTAACTGTACTGGGATTCTGGATTCTGACTATCGCGGTAATCTTATGGTTAAGCTGCATAACGATAGCGACACAGCTTTCTTTGTGGAACCGTTTGAACGAATTTGCCAAGTGCAAATTAAAGAAGCTATTCAGTATCCCTTCTTTGAAGTTATGGAGTTGGATGTAACAGCTCGCGGCGATGCTGGCTTTGGCTCAACTGGTCGTACTGAGCTGGTAGCCAGTGGACAACATCAGCATCCTTTGACGGTGCTCACTCCCACAGCTTCTCATTAGGCACTAGCTAAAACATCAATGGAGAATCCGATGTTAGAATTATATCGTCAAATGCTTTCGCACCTTAATGCGGAAGAAAACGACATGGCTTTAGAACTTGAAGCCAAGTTAATTGAAATGTCTGAGAAAGCAGACTTCCTTGATTGCCTTCAAGCCTGTGGCGTAGACAATTGGGATGGCTACTCAGATGCTCAAGAAATGATGTGGCCGGAGGAAGGAGATGAATAAGATTTGGAAGTACGGCACTGTGGTAACAACTGCACAATTCAAATCTCTAATCCGGTCAATCTTTGAAGACCCTTTTGAAATCTCGGAAGAGTTTGTAAAGCACCAAGAGTGCCGTTGTGAACTTGGGCAAGAAATCGATTTGGAATTAGCCAAAGAGATTTTAGACTCCTATAAGGGAATCCAAATAACTCCAGAACAGCTGGTTGGTACTTGGATGATGGAGTGTTCAAGAAGCTATAATGACGGCATTTATTGGGATGAAGTTTCTGAGATTGTGAAAGTGCGTGAAGTAACTGAAACAATAACTGTAACAAAATGGAAACCAATAGAAGATGAAAACCCTGTCTCAGAAGTCCCATGTGCACGGCCACAAAGTTGTAGTAAATAAGCGTGGTGTAAAGTTCTGCTATCTGTCGTCTAAAGTAACAACTACTGGCGGTGGCACTTATCTTACACGTGCTCTTGCAGCTCGTGCCGAAACTGAAGCAGATGTATTAGTATTTATGATTCCGGGTGGTCCAAATGCTGAACGGAATCGTGAACGTATTATGCGTGGTCGTGATGACTTAATGTCGGCTGTAAAGCCGTTAATCTTACCATTTAAAATTGTGGTAATGATTGGTACAAATCAGTCCTTGGCTGAGAATTATTTCTCAACAATGGCTTGGAGTGATGTTAAGTACTAAGCGGCTCGCATTAATTGGGAGGTCTTCGGACCTCTCTTTAATTAATTGGAGTTCGCTTATGCGACAGATTACCTGTCAAAACTGTGGCCATGTGGTTGCAGAAGATGACTTTATTATGCAGCAATGCCCTGTATGCGACAGCTTTATGCCAGTCACTCGATTGGACAAAAAGGTTGACGCAGACCTCGGCAACATCATTCGTATTAATCCTGTGCAACCTTCGGCATTAGTAGAATTTGATTAAAAAGAGAAGGACGAATCAATGTCAAAGACAGACGATTTAGGACCAGAGTTTAATGGCGCGGTTGTAGCTTACCTCGTAAAGAACTACGGTGACGTTCTAAAGGTCTCCAGAGAAAGATTCTGTATCCTATCTTTGCCATTGCTTCGTCGGTATATTGCCGAACGACCCGAAATCATAGATGATTATGAAAGCCAAATTCGGGAAGAAATCGAAGGTCAGGGCGTTGATGGTGATGCAGTATTACGCTCAGTGTTCAATGCTCAAATCGAAAGACTCAGGTCTGGCGATAAGAAAGATTCAACAGCATATGCCGATGAAATTAAGAAAGGCATTCAGGCTGGTATTACTGACCGTGTTGCAGGTTCAACTCTTGAAGAGCCAAATCAAGAGCACGACAACACAGAAGAATTAATTGAAAAGATTTTGTACGACCCACACAATGTTGACCCAACGGTTATTCCGAAGAAGGTTTCTGATGCGGTTCGTGCAAGACTTATGAAAAGTTTCCGTGACTTCAGTAAGTGGACATTCCACATTCAAATGGGATTCCCTTTCCAGTCACAAGACTTCCATGATGTAATCTTTGACGTCGGCCAACGTGTGGTTGATGGTGAGATTGATAGACTTATTGTCACAATTCCGCCACGCCATTCGAAGACTCAGATTATGTCAATCTCGCTTCCACTCTATTCATTCTGCCATAATGAAACGAGCCACAACATCATCACATCTTATGCTGAAGACGTTGTACTGGAATCGAGCGGCTATATTCGTCAGGTAATGACAGACCCGTTATTCCAACGCATATTCCCGAAAGTTCGAATTGACCCAAACAAACGTTCACTTGAGCGTTGGGGTACAACCAAAGCTGGCGTAATGCATGCTGTTCCTACTGGCGGTAAACTTACTGGTAAAGGCGCAGGACTTCTTGTTGCAAACTATGCCGGATGCTTCGTTGTAGATGACGTTATCAAACCAAAAGATGCGTACTCAGATACAGTTCGGGCAGATATAAACGACCGCTTCGATAACACCTTCATGTCACGTTTAGCCAACGATGGCTGTATAACTGACGCAAGGGGCAACCAAATTGATTGTGCAAGAACCCCAATGGTTATTATCATGCAGAGGGTTCATGACCAAGATTTGGTTGGATATATTCTTCGTGGTGGTTCTTCTGATAAGTATCATTATCTAAACATTCCAGGCATTGTTGAATCAGATGTTGGTTCTGCTGGATGGTATGATAAACTTATTAAGAAGCAGGCATATACACATGCTATACCGATTCTCTACGACTTGAAACGTGGTGAAGGTAAATCAGCACTGTGGCCTTCTCGTAAGAGTTTGGAATCACTGCTCGCAATGCAGATTTCAAACCCATACACATACAATTCTCAGTATGCTGGTGACCCGTCTGCACAAGGTCATGGTCTTATTCAAGAAGACTGGTGGCAAGAATATGACGAGGATTCGTTTGACCGTAAACGTATTATTCGTTCATTTATTACAGCAGACACAGCATCAACTGAAAAGGATTACTCAGATTATTCTGTGCTTGTGCATTGGGGCGTCACAAAAGAACGTGATGTTTATGCCTTGGATATTATGCTGGGTAAATTTGAAATTCCGAAACTTAAAGAAGAAGTAATTTCGTTTTGGAAGAAGTGCACCAAATTAGATATGCGATGGCCAGCTTGTATTCCTCGTGCAGTTCACATGGAAGATAAGTCAGCAGGACAATTCCTCAACCAGCAGTTTACTAAAGACGGCATGGTTAGAGTTCAACCTGTTCCACGAGATGGCGTAAACGTAAATAACAAAGTCACACGATTCTTAAATGCTGTACCGTACTTCGCGCAATTGCGAATGTACTTCCCAGCAAATCACGAGCATACACCACACTTCAAACGAGAGATTCTTGGATTTACTTCACTCGGTTCTGGTACTGGTCATGACGATTGTGTTGACAACGTATCTGATATGGTAGCTATCGAATTCTCTGGCCCAAGCGCCAACTACGAAGCATGGATGTAATATGGCAGTAGTCACTCGCATTGATGCCCGTTCGAAGCGCAACAACTCCCTTCAAATCTGTGATGCGAATGGAGTTATTCTGTGCTCGATTGAGGCAGTTAAGAACACCAACGTTGGCACTTCAGATGAAACGCTGCGCAACGAGGTAACAATCAGAATCCATACTGCTGACGATGTTCAAATCGTCAAAGGTAACGGAGCTGTATTAAGGAAGAAATAATGGCTTCCAATCATGATTCCCACGTAAATCGTGGGAAGGCACGCAAGGAAAGAAAACTTGCAGATGGTCTTGAGAACCTCGTTACTGGCATGGGCGGTGAAAAGGATAAGTCCGAACACAACCGCTGGGCATTTTCTAATAAGAATGCCAACTACCGTGAGCTTATGAACCGATTCCGAGAGGATTGGGTTGCTCAAAAGGTTTGCACAGTTGTTCCTCAAGACATGACGCGTAAATGGCGGCACATTGATACTGAAGAAGGACGCAAAGCGGATAAGAAGCTTCGTATTCGCAAACTGTTCCGTGAAGGTTATCAATGGGCGAGATTGTATGGAACATCATTCGTATTGCTTGACCTTAAAGGTACGGGCAAACTTGATACTCCATTGCGTCTCGATAATCTGAAGAAGGGATGTATCAAATCCATGAGGATTATTGACCGTTCACGCATGTATGCGGCTGGTCCAGTTGTACTTGATGCACTCAGTCCCCACTACGGACTTCCAGAATTTTATACTCTTTCTGGTTATCCGGGAATGATTCATCACACTCGTTTCCTGCGTTTCGAAGGGACAGAACTTCCGTTGTTCGAGTTCCAGCGTAACATGTGGTATTCAGATTCAGTGTTGATACCTCTGCTGAAAACCATTGACCAGTTTTACACAACTGCTGCTGCGGCGGCAAACTTGGCACAGGAAGCAACCATTGATGTTGTATCTGTAGCTGGTTTGCAATCTTTGCTGACGGCACCAGAAGGTGAACAAGCGGTCCTGAAACGTTTTAGGCTAATGAAGTTAGCCAAGAGCATTTATAATGTTCTGATACTTGATGATACTGAAAAGTACGAGACCAAGTCGATTGCGCTATCAGGCGTAAAAGATTTAATTTGGGAATACCTGAAAATTGTAGCTGCGGCTGTAGGTATTCCGGCAACACGTTTCCTTTCTGCATCACCAGATGGCATGAATGCTACTGGCGAATCTGACCTTGTTAACTATATTGATTTGTTGACTGGACTGCAAACTAACATCTTTGACCCTCGTCTTGATGTTATTGACCAAATCGTTCAAGCACACTTTGGTATCGAGCCATATGAGTATGAGTGGTGCGACATATTCCCCGAATCAAATATTGAACGTGCGAAACGTGCTGTAGATTTATCGACGGCTGTGGATTTGCTGGTTGGTAATGGAACCATTACGACTGAAACAGCAAACTGTATTATGGCCCATTCAAAAGTATTTGGTGAGTGCGACTTGGGTAAACCAAATCCGAAGCCACCTAATCAACAGAAAGGTAATGCAAGTGAAGCAAAATCTTCCAGTAAGTCTGGTTGACGAAGCAACTGTTGAAAGTGTCGTGATGTTCGCTGACCGACAAACTATTCAGTCTGCTCGTGTATTGCGCGACTCTGGCGAAATGATTGCACCTGTCACGATTGCTCGTGTTGGGGATATGCTGTACAAAGCCAAAGAACTTGGCCCACAGTTTGCAGACCTTCCGCCAGAACAAGTGGTTCGTGTATCAACTCCAGCAGAAGTTCTGTTCGATGAAGCGACTATTAATTTATGTCGTTCCATGCCGGTAACAGTTGGTCATCCTGCCAAAGATGTTGACCTAACGAATAACAAGCAGCTACAGAAAGGTTTCCTCGAAGGGACTCCGGCCCCAGATGGTTCTCACCTCGGCGGCTTCGTTGTCCTCAACGATGCAGACACTATTAAATTAGTTGATTCTGGCGTTGACCAAACTTCATGGGGCCATGATGCTGTGCTGGAGCGTGTCGAAGAAAATGGTGTTGTGTCTGCTGTTAAGACCAAAATCACTTCTGTAAACCATCTGGCAATTGTTCGTCGTGGTCGTGCACAAACAACTCGCATCGGGGATTCCGGTGAAGAGATTGAAATTGTTGACCGTAGCCAGTTCGAAGTAGTTGAAGCAGAACGCGACAGCGCTTTAGTCAAGCTGGCGGCAGCAGAGCAGAAGTTAGCTGATGCCCAATCTGCCAAATTAACGGACGAAGAAATTCAAGCCATTGTGGAAGAGCGTGTTACTTCCCGTACCAACCTGCTGTTGGATGTTGCCCGTCTTGGTGACGAATACAACGAGCTGGACTTTGGTGGCAAGTCCGAAAAAGAAATCAAACGTATGGTTGTAAACAAACTGTATGATAAAGATTTCAGCGACAAAGGCGATGCGTACATCGATGCACGATTTGATACAGCACTTGAAGATTGTGATTCCGTGACTTTAGGTGATGCATTGAATCAGTCGATTCTTCATGGCAGCAAAGAAGCTAATGAAGAAAAACGTAAACCAAATGTGCGTGATGAAGCTTTAGCTCGTCGTGCAGCACGTTATAACAAATAAGGTTCGGATAATGCCAAAGCAAGATTGGAATATCAACACTAAAGAAGCATATGCTGGCGAACAGTATGGCCTCGCAACTACCAACTCACAGCGCCTGACCTACAACACTGAAGCTGAAATGTCTCACTATGGCCTGGCTGTTAAGCAGGGTGCTAAAGCAAACACCATTGTTGTCGGCCACACCACTGGTGAAATTCTCGGCATCACCATGCGTGAAATCAAACTGGAATCCAAAACCCGTCCGGGTGATGGTACTGTGCTGATTCCGGTTGGTCAGCCTCTGGGCGTAATGCTCGAAGGTCCAATCATGGTCAAACTGGTGACTGCAATTTCCAGCGCCGACATTGGCATTTCTGCCACTGGTGAATTCGGTGGTGTTGCCGGTGCATACACCAAAGCAACTAACGTTAAAGCCTTGCGTTGGCCTGCCGCTGCGGGTACTGTTGTTCCGGTTATGATTAACCTCGTCGGCCCAAAGCCGTAACGCCACCAGCACCAACAGTAACAGCTAAGGCTGGAACTGTAACAGCCGATGCGACTTCGGCAACTGCAACTGTGACTGTTGACCAACTGTTCACCTTTGCCAACTCTACAGCGGCAGATTACAACTATGCTGTAACTCCTGCTGTAACTGGTGTTTCTGTGGCGGCTAACGGGACTGTGACTGTACTTCAATCTGTCACTGCTTCTACTGCAACGATTGTGGCAACAAACAAAACGACTGGCAGCATCACTGCTTCTAAAGCAATTGCTATCACTCACGCTTAAGTTGCAAATGGTGCGACTGCTGTCGCACCACTATAAATGGAATAAATTCTAATGGCTAAAACCGTTAAACTGGCAGATGGTACTGAGTTCGTACTGGATGATGCTATCGTTGCAATTCAGGATTCAGCATCCGTAGCTCTGTCTGATGACGACGCGGTATTCTTCCAGCGTCAACTTGAGTTCATTGAAGCTCAAACTTACGACACCCTGTATCCTGAGCTGGAAGCTCGTGCGTGCTTTGGTGTTGATACAACTGGCGGTCCAGGTATTAATACCCTGACCTACCGTTCCTATGACCATGTTGGTAAAGCACAGGTCATCAATGCTCGCGCAACTGACCTGCCGAAATCCAGCATCTCTGGTAAAGAATACAGCATCACTGTTAAATCAGTTGGTACTGCATTCGATTACGATATCGATGAGATTGCTTCGGCTGCTGTAACTGGCCTGCCTCTGGAAACTCGTAAGGCAAATGCTGCAACTCGCGGCTACGAGCAGTATGTCAACTCCGCTGCATGGTATGGTGATGCCGATAATGGCTTCGTTGGTTTCTTCGAAAACCCGGACATTACTCGTGCGACCGTTGCTCCAACTGCTGGCGGCTCTGCAACAGACTGGCCTTCTAAGAAGCCTTCTGAAGTTATCGCCGACCTGACCACCGCTGTGTCTGCAATGTACTCCTCTACTCTGAAAATCATCCGTCCAGAAGAAATCTGGCTGGGCGTTGAGCAAGAGCAGTTCCTCTTCAACACTCCACGTTCTGACCAGTCTGATATGTCAATCGGCAACTGGTTCTTGGCGAACAACCAGTTCATCAAGTCTCGTGATAAAATCATGGGTCTGAACGCAGTGAAAGGTCAGGGCGACTCTGACTCTGAATGCTTCATCGTAATTGCACGTTCTGCGCAAGGTAACAAGACTTTCCGTCTTCGCGAACCTCTGCCGCTGACTTGGCAGCCGGTGCAGCTTCACGGTCTGATTTATGAAATTCCTGGCCGTGGTCGCTTCGCTGGTTTCCAGACCATGTACCCGGCAGCAATTTCTATCAACTCCGGTATCTAATCGGTAGGGAGGTTTCGGCCTCCCAAACTTAAAGAGAATAAGATGCAACTCAAGAATACAAAACCGCACAATAAGCAATTCTTCTTTTACCGCAAAGAAAAGGGTAAAGCAGACGTTCTTGATTTTGTCCACATTCCGGGCGGCGCAACTGTTGAAATGGATGATAAAATCTTCGAGGCCATTTGTGCTTCGACGACTACCGTAACAGTTATGCAGAAAGTTGAAGTTGAACTGGATGCTGCAAACGTGGGTGCGGATATTAAGAACGGCAAAGAAAAGCTTATTGCCATCGAGTATCTGCCTACCGGCGAACGCAAAACCGTAAGTCTTGTGAAAGAACAAATTCGCAAGGGCGAGCTTGTGGTTATTGAGCGTGTTGCTGCCACTATGGAACAGATTGACAAGCTTCTGAACTCCAAGGGCATTTCTGTAAAAGATATGTCTGAAGATGCCAAACTTGCTCTGTACGACCAACTGGCGTAATCAATGACAACTATTAGTGACTTGAAGAAACGTTATCCAGCAATGGACCTCATGACGCAAGACCGCTTTGATGTGCTTCTTGGCGATGCTCAACTCATGATGGGAACAGACGAGTCACGTTGGCTGGGCTGGTATGTTCCAGCTCAGTGTGCTTTAATCGCGCATTGGTCTGCAACTATTGATGACCTATTGCCGGGAGAAGCACCTCTACCTGCATTGCCTGTCAGTCGTACTGATGTTGACGATGTTCAGGTAGAGTTTTCTGACCGAATGATTTCCGAAATTCCATACATGGAAGCATCTTGGTATTCAACTGTCTATGGACAGCAATACGTGATGTGGCGTCGTATGGCATTTGCTGGGCCAAGGGTGGCGTAATGATTAATCAGCGTCGTGCCTTCAATCGTTTTACAACTGCGACACACACAATCGAAAAGTACCAAGAAGGGTACTATGACGATAAGAACAATTGGGTAGGTGATTCTTGGTCCGCCCCTATTCCTTTTCGTTGTACTCCAATTGGTTTCGGTGACAGGGATTCTGGAACAACTGGACAGCAGTTAAAAGCAACAGATGTTGGTGAACGTCAACCAGCATTTATGCAAATCCATTCCAGAATGCCTATGATGATTAAAGACCTTCTGACTATCTACGGACTCCAGTATAAAGTTGTTCAGCTTAATGACTATACTGACGCTGGGTTCTACAGAGTTATCGCAGCCAAAGTTCTGGAGAAGTAATGGCAACTCGTGAAGATGATATCCAAGCGATGAAGGAAATCGTCGACCAAGCTGTCAAGATTCCTTTATTCACTTATGAAATGCAGCTGAATGCACAACGACCTTCTGGTGAATACGCAGCTGTAAAATGGTTGAGTAGTGTCAATCCGGGCTTTGATGAATGCTCGATAGTTACAGATAGTGATGGTGTTGAGTACTTCCGAACTCTTGGGATACGTGTATTAACATTTCACATTATCTTCAGTAGAGATGGACAAGAGTATGTCGATTATGACAACTCTTATTATCGCCCGGATGTGCAAGCGGTGATGCGAAAACATGGATTTGCGGCGATGGGCAAGGAAGCATTGAATTTAGCAACTACTCAATTTGAAACAAATTGGGAAGTTAGGCAAGCCATTAAAGTCCAATTCAACGTTAAGCGTGAACAAATCACTCCAGTAGATGTGATGGAAAACGCCATTGTTGGTGGATTGTTCTATGATGGACAAACAGTAATTCATATGAGTACAAGAAATGGCTGAAATCTTCAAGGATGGTGACATCCTGTTTGCCAAGCCATTAAATGATTTGGCAGATACTGTAGTTGAAAGTGCCGCTAAGGTTGATACAGCTTTAGTTCAGGTAGATTCTGTGAAAGCCCAAGTGGTTGGAATACGGACTACCCTTGAAGAACCTGACGAAATTCAAGAACTGGACTCGGAAGGCAAGCTGCTTGCAAAGTTTGACAGCACAGGTAAAAAGATTTTCTATGGTGGTGTAAAGTCTACAACTCTTGAACCAGGCACCACCTCTTATGACGATGGGGTTAAAGTAACTACGTCAAAAGAAACAGATTTTTATCTTGGCACTGAACTTGATTTAAATGGCCATATGCTTTGGGGAACGCACCCAACTTCAGGAAAGAAAATATACTTATCAAGGATGCTTCTCAACAATCCGGGAGCAATACTTGGTAATGGCTCTGCTATGGGTGACTCAATTACAGCAAATGGATACTTTGCTGGAAGCCTTAATGGGTTATCGTGGCATATGTGGGCCAGCATAAATACTAACAGTCAGTTTTGGATTGATGGTATTTATGCTACTGGTGGTTACACTTCTCAACAAATCCGCGATAATTGGCTTCCTTTGTGTATTGCAAATGGTGCTACCTTTTGTGTCCTTATGTGCGGCAGGAATGATGTTCGTCTTCTTCCTAATGATGTAATGACAACCACTGTCAACAACATGACTTACATGTGCAACCAGCTTTTGTTAAATGGAATAATTCCTGTGTTGTGCACTATGTCGGCTCATGGAAATAGTGCTGAGCCTGAGATGCGTGTTGCCGAACATAAACTCAATAACTGGATTAGGGCATACGCCCGCAAGGAACACTTGCCGCTTGTTGATTTACACAAGGTAACAGTCGACCCTCAGACTGGTGATTGGTTGCCGGGATACAATCAAGATGTATCGCATCCGAATACAACCGGCGCTAAAGTTATGGGCAAAGCTCTTTCTGATGTTTTGTCTAAGTGGCTTATGCCCGGAATGCAAACAGTGGCTGAAGAACAGTTGTATGGTCCAACAAATAATGTAATGCCAAATCCATTGATGTATGATTTAAACACAGATGGAAATGGGCCAGACGGTTGGACTAAGACAGGGACAGGCACCAGCACTATTGGGGCAGAAGCTGACTCAAAAGGGAATGTATTGTCTCTGACCAATTGCAGATTCCTGAGAACCATTGAAAACCTAGTTCCGGGTACGAAAATGGGCTTTGGAATGTTTGCCAAGATGGATTCAAACTTCAATATAAGTTTGTACATAAAGCCTGGGATTGACGATTCAGCTACAACCTACATAACTGGAATAACCAGTTGGGATAAACGAATCGAAGATTGGTCTTATGTGTATCGTGAATTCACCGTACCTGCCGGTATAACAAGGGCGACTGTTGTAATAGCTGCCGGTGGCGCTGGCACCCTGAAGGTTAAACAAATCGGCTTATTCAACTTAACTAAGGCTTAAGTATGCGCACTATCTATCCAGTGAGAATAAACAACTCAAGTCTTGTTGTAGTTGACAAGCAGGTCTCACTGTTAACAAATACCCTACTTGCTGGCTACGACATGCTTAGCAATAAGGACTTCAGTGGACGCGGCAATGATTTTGAATACGGCGGTGGTTTTAGTGCACAGGGCGCAGCCTTAGCAGACGACGCCGCACATATAATCAAAACCAATGTAATGGAACAAGAAGAAATGACCGTGATTGGTTGTTGGAACTTGGGACAATCGTCGGTGGCAGCGAGTTTCATTAACAACTTTAATGGGACAGGTCCAGAATACACCGGCACGCGCATTGTAAAACAAGCAAACGACCAAGGCCTGATGAATATCGCCGCTGGCGGTTTTGGTCTCGAACAACTGGCATTTACTTTTACCGGAGCTTGGACAACACGAGCGTTCCGATGGAATAGTAGTGTGCTTGACGTTGTATACCACTCCGGCCTCAAAAACACCAAGAATTTATCTGGAAGGTTAATTGGAAACAATCCATTTGTTTTGAATGGAGTTCCAGAAGGTGTTAATGGAGGAGGTATTGTAAATGGATTCTCCGGAACTCTTGGTTTCCTTCTGTTCTACAATGAACTGACTCCAGACTCGGTGTGTGTTGAGAGGATGAATACTCTTGCCTCCATAATGTCGGACCGTGGTGTACTAATTCCTTAATTGACAAAGGTAATCTAATGTCAGTACCAATTTCGTACCTCATTGATGTACAAATCGCGGTAGCTCCAAATGCTGTCGCAACTGACGGGTTCGGCCCGTTAATCTTCATGACGAAGAGCTGGGTTCCGGTTGTTGGTGAAGTTCCAGTACGCCAGTATGCAAGCCTGAAAGAAGTTCAGGAAGACTTCCCTACTGGTGAAGTTTACAATGCGGCTACTGCATACTACAGCCAGAAGCCGACTCCAAAGACTTTCCTCGTTGGCTCTGTAAGTGCAACTACAGTTCCTGCAACAGCTCCAAAAGTTGAAGGCTCTACGTCAGCTGTTCTGAATGATGTTAAGGCTGTTGTAGCTGGTGTGTTCACCATGAACGTCAACGGTGTAACTATTAATACCGCACCTATTGACTTCTCTGGCGCAGCGGATTTCCAAGCCGTAACAACGCTGCTTCAGAATGCCATTAACTTGGTAGCCACTGCTCCAGCACAACAGCTCACCGTAACCCAGGTTACAGGCAAGTTCACCGTAACCTCCAACATTTCCGGCTCAAGCTCAATCATCCAGCTTCCAACTGGTGATGTTGCAACAGTGCTGAAGCTGGCAACTGGCACTGTTACTTCAGGCACCGACGGTACTTCAATCACTACAGATTTGAATGCTGCTGCTGGTTCCGGTAAGAAGTTCTTCTTCGTTGCTGCTGACCGACTGATGCGTGGCACGGGCGAGTATTTCCAAATCTGTGCTTGGGCTGAAGCCTCTGGTCGTGTGTTCGGCTATGCGTCAACTGATGCAAATATTCTGAAAGCCAATACCGACAACCCGTTCAAACGTGTTAAAGATGGCAACTATCAGCGCACTATCTGTGTGTATGATGCATCGACTGGTGGTGTTCAGTATCCAGAAATCTCCATCCTTGGTCGTGCTGCAACTGTTAACTTCAACGTTGCTGGTTCTGCTCTGGTTCTGGCCTTCAAGAAAGGTCCAACAATTACCACAGCAAACCTGTCAACCGGCCAGTTGGCTGCGCTGCGTTCCTACAACGGTAACGCATTCATCGATGTTGATGGTAACACTCTGTTCCTTGATGGCAAAATGTCTGATGGTACTTGGTTTGATACCGTACAAGGTGTGTCTTGGCTTACTCAGCAAATCACCAACAACGTGTTCAACCTGTTCTACCAGTCTACCACCAAGATTCCTTGGACAGACACTGGCGTTGCAATGGTTAACCAGCAGGTTACTAACGCACTGGAACTGGCTCGCACCAACGGGTTGATTGCACCGGGCTACGATAACGAGGGTGTGTTCTATCCGACCGGCTACAAAGTTATCTCAACCGACATTGCACTTCTGCAAAGTCAGAAAGGACAGCGTGTTTGGGAAGGTACTTCCTTTATCGCTATCGGTTCTGGAGCAATTCAGGGCGCAACTATCTCCGGCACTTTCGTACAGTAAGGGCGCATAAGTGAAGCAATATTCCTTCTACAATAATGACCTCCTGATTGATGGCGAACGCGTTACTGGCTTTGTTGCCTCTAACGCAGTTATCTCAGCCGGTCGAAACGTCCCACAGCACCTTCCTGTAATTGGTGGTTATGGTGAAATGGCAGTGGCTACCACTGCCGACCTCTCAGGTTCTTTTAACTTCACTCTGATGCAAACAGCAGATTGGAATTCCATTCTATTCGCGAAAGCTCAGCTAACTCAGGCTACAGGTCTGTCGGGCAGCAAATCGCTGTGGACGCCAATGCAGATTCAGCTTGTCGATAAGATGGGCGACTTGGTTGCAACTGGTGTTAACGGCATGATTCTGAAACAGCCAACCGTAGTTCGCGGTGTGGGTATTCTTTCAAACCTGTGGAGCATCTTCGTAGAGCGTTACGAAACTGCTGCGGGTCAATACCCAAGTATTGGCAACTAATCAAGAGAAACTACAATGGCTTGTGAATTACTTACAAGAGAGTTTGAAGATGATACTGATGGTAAGAAATTTGTCATCACAACTCGTCAACTCTCTGCCAGTAATGCGCTAGACTTGTACGTCGAATTGATGAATAAAGTGGGAGGCTCTGTTCTCCCACTCATTAATGACGATTACAACTTCGGCGACCTATTATCGGTAATGCGAGCAAACCCGGACAACAAAGTTGTAACCGAGTTAATCAAGCGCGTTATCTGTTCGGCAAACATGGAAGGTGCAGAAATCCAACCAGCGCTGTTTAATAATTATTTCAGCGGCCGACTTATGCTTTCTATGAAAGTCTTTGCATTTGTTCTTGAAGCAAACTTCAAAGAGTTTTTCAGACAAGGGCGCGCACTGAACGAACAGAGGTCATTGGAGGCGGCGGACCGATTGAAGCAGCAGGAGCTGAATTTGATGAAATCCCTGCCAGAGACCTAACAAAACTGTATCCTTCAATCAGATACTTCCTGCATCGTCCACTGATTGAGGAAGGTTCATTGTGCACTTTAAAAGAGTTGCAAGATGGTACTTACTCAATCATGGACTTGTTGTTATTCCATGATATCCTTGATTTAAGAAAAGAATTAAATCCACCAGCGACGGAAAATAATGGCTAACAGCAAACAACTAATGGGATTGACCGAAAGCGAACTTGTCGCTCTTGGAATTCAATCCGGCATTCAATTTCAACCCGGCATGAAGAAGTCCCACATGGTTCAAGCAATTATGAACCAGCAGGCTTCCGGTTGGGCAGAAGTGAATGCATCAATGCACGAAGGTGTGGCGGAAGATGATTACGGGGTTGACCTCGGCAATTCCTCCATGTTATCTGATGCCGCCCATGCCGCACAAATGCTGGCTGGTGCAGGATTTACTGAAACGTTTCACAATATTATGGGCGGTGGTGCTACACACCATGTTGAAGCAATCAACGCCTACATGCGTCAACTTGGTACAAATGCCAATGATGTTTGGCTGCATATGCCCCAAGCAAATCCAAACGAACCATCAAGGCATTTTGGACAACTTAATGCATACATGCGGGATACTCTGACAGGAAATCAGGATATAATGCCTGAGATTCCGGGGCACTATTCTGGGGATATCATGAGCGAGTATGCCACCAATCGTGGTGGTGTTCAGGAAACTTATGAGTATCTTGCTCACATGTATGTTGATAAGTCCGGTTATCAAGACCGCAACTTATACGACCATGATGTTTCTCGTGTTGCACAGCGACTTGCAACCCAACTTCCATCTGGACTTGGTGAAGTTGCTTTCAATGCTGCGATAAGCGAAGGCAATCCTAATGCTCCACATGTTTCGTATATGGCAACGTTACCAAGGATTGGCGACCCGAACATCGTTAAAGGTGTTGCGAATCCTCGACAGCCACTAAATGCCTCTGGTCTTCCGTTTGGTTCTTTTGGTGGCGGCATTAATTCTGAGTATTCCCTTGCAGCATCCTTAAGTGGTTCTCCAGGATGGAGCGATGCGAGCAAAGCTCTCCACAAGGATATTAGTGGAGCAGTTAAATCTCTCGCAGGTGTGTATCGTGGCGACACTGGAATGAATCCTAATCGCTACCAAACATCTGAGTACGACCAGATAATGGACTCAGCCACTCGTTACGTTGACGTAGAAGATGCTCGTTCTGGTTATACTAATCTTGGCGAACCATCCTATTCAGGTTCCACCATTCGTCAGATTGTTGAAAACAGTTATGACAAAATGGAATCCGGCGTTCAGGAAACATTTGACCCGGCTGCTGCTGCAAGAAGCTTCCATGAAACAATGGCGGCTATTCCGGCAACAGGGACAGGATTCACTGCAAGTTTTGATTCTGCCACTGATTTTAACTTCGCTCGTGCTCGTCGTGAAAGTAAGCTGATTGCAGATATGGATGCTGCATCTGCTGGACCGGCTCCACAAGACCCTGTTACTTATCACAGGAACATTCAGCAGGGAACGCCTGAATGGTTGGCGATGCGTGAGAACTATGACATTACTGGTTCCACGGTTGGTACTCTGCTTGGGCACGGTTCATATACGACCATGCACAAGAAGGTGACAGAACTTGAAGGACTTTATCCAAGTTCTCGTGATGTTAATTCTGCATTCAGTCAAAAAATGTTTGCCAGAGGACACGCATCAGAAGCAGCTGCCCGGCCTCGTGTTGAACAAGAGTTTGGTATAAACATCCAAGAAGTTGGTGCAATCACAAACTCTGACTACCCAAACATGATGTATTCGCCTGATGGATTAATTGGCGACGATGCACTTTGGGAGCACAAGAATCCAAACATTACCAAGAAGTATGCCAACTTGGCTGCCGGTGAACATCAAGACTACATGGACCAAATTCAATTGGGCATGCATCTTAGTGGACGTTCCCGCACCCTGTTCTCTCAGACAGTTGGGAGTGATACTCGGTCTGAATGGATTGATAAAGACCCAACTTGGTTTGACAGAAATAAGCAACAACTTGATTCGATTGCTGGAAGAAGGGAAGCTGTTCGAAATTATGTCTCTGAAAACTCTGAGCAGTTTGAAAGAGATATGGCATCAACGGATGATGAAAAAGAACAAACCAGAATCCGAAACAGATATCGTCGTGGTGCACAGAATGCAGCAAAAGGTGATGCATCTGGATTTGTAGATTATGAAGCAGAGACTTCCACTTCTACTTCTGTGGCTGCTGCTGACGGTATGGACAGGATGGCCGTATCTGTTAAGTCTGGTATCTTAGCTGCCAACGAAGAAATGAAACAGCGCCGTGCTTCGTCTGGAAAAGGAAGTTCATTGCCAGATGAAGATGCTGATTTCGATGACCTTGGTGCTCCTCGTGGCTGGTCTCGTTCTCGAATTGATGATGCACTTGGTGGCGGGGGTTCCGGAGGTGGAGGTGGTGGTCGTCGTGGAGGAGGAAGTTTCTACGATGACTACGGCAGAATGGGTGGTGCATTGGCTGCTGGTGTTGCTGGAGGTTCTCTCTCCTCGCTTTCTGGTGGTGCAATGCAAGCACTCATGGCAACTCCTTGGGGCCGTGTTGCAGGAATGGGCATCGGTGCAATTCAGATTGGCAATGAAGCTGCTGAAGGTTTGAATGACTTTGTAGGAAATGCTTTGGATGCTGGCATGACCAATCCAAATGAATATTCCTCAATGTCTCAGGGCATGGAAATGTTGGGATTAAATTCTCAACAAGCTTCGAGAATAAATCAAACCACACATAGTGCCTATAACACCCTCCAGAATGGCGACCCAAGCGGCGCTGCGCGTATCACGTCTGCTACCCGTGGGTTGATAACCATCACTGACATAAACGAGACACAGGGCGACCCGGTTGCGCTGGCTCGCATTATGCAGAGAAGGGGACAGGAGCGCGGTTGGAGTCAGGCACAGATTGCAGGTGCCTCGCAGATGGCTGGACTTGACGGCATGGCGAGAGCCTTTGACCGCACAGAATACAGCATGGGCGAGGCGCAGACGGTAGTTCAGTCTGGACGTGACTCACAGTATACTGAAGGTGCAGCACAGCTAGAAATGCTACAGGGCGAACGTGCGAGGGTATTGCCTGGGTACAACGTGCCACAAATGGCAATTAGTCACGGCGGGCCTGTAATTGAAGCTGGTGCTGATGCTGTTCGCCAAACCAGATACGGAGTTGCTGCTGTTGGTGAAGGTTGGGATAGTCTAACTTCCGCTGTTAAGCAGCTTGAATCTGGCGGAGACATGAATGCCCAGTCCACAACTTCAACCGCAGCAGGCTCAATGCAGGTGTTGTCTGGTACTGCAAGAGACCCAGGATTTGGTGTTCGTCCTGCTCAGAATAATTCTCCTGAAGAATTGGAAAGAGTAGGTCGCGATTATCAAAATGCAATGGTCAATTATTATGGTGGCGATAAGCGTAAAGCTGCTGCTGCTTATACTGATGGGCCAGGCACTGTGGATAATGCCGTCAAGGATTACGGTATTAACTGGTTGCAACATATGCCAGCTCAAGCTCAGAAGCGTGTTAATGATTTAGAAAAGATGGGTGTATTTGATGGAGCAGGACGCTTCACCGTTGGTTCGACTGGAGGCAATGCCCCTGCGAACGTTAACGTAAACATCACTGCAACTATTAATAATAAAGAAGCAAACGCTACTGCAACTGTGGCAGGTGGTCAAACCGTTACCCAACAGGTTAACGTGGCTGCTGGTGCTGCGCAAATGCGTCGATAAGATTTGTGCCGGGATTCGTCTCGGCACTCTTTTCGGCTTTAGTTGAATGTGGCCAAATTCATTTAAGAAGGTTTTATGTTTGGTAGATACGTCAATGTGATTGTTACACCTCGCAATGACCCTGAGAACAAAGTTGTATTTGCTGCACACAGAATCGATTTTGAAGTTCGACAAACGATTGGCTGGGCTGCTGATACTGCCACCATTTCAATCTTCAACCTATCTGTAGATGAAATGAAGTTCCTTCAAAGCAAGGAATTTGGTGATATGGATATTGAATTGAGGGCTGGGTATATTGACTCAACCTATGGCTCAAGTGGTCTTGACAAATCTTTTATTCCAAACTCCATTCAGGTTGTTCCTGAGGGCAATAAAAATAAAGACTCTTCAACAATTCAAAATTCAGACACATTATTCTCTGGCGTCATAACAAATGCTGTAGGTTTTAAAAGAGTTCCTGAGCATATCTTCACAATGTTCTGTCTGTCAAAGGCAGCATTTAGCGGAACCACTTTCTCACAAATGAAAGATATTCCGGCTGGCTCAAACCTTCGTCAAGCAATAGTATCTATGTGTGACGACTACGGGTATGGAACCATTTCTACATTCGGAATAAATGCTGAAGACTGGAATGTAATTCTGCCAAATGGTCGGGTGTTCCATGATACCTTCATAAATGAATTTACCAATTTGCTTGGTGAGTATAATCTTGCCTTTCGAATTACAACAGGTGAAGTACAAATCTTCCCCGATACCTATGCCGACAAAGATGCTGTAAGCAGGATGGCAAGGGACAGAAGCCCAATCAAACTTGGGGTAGATGAAGTTATTGGAAATCCGATTGCTGGTATCGCAACACTGCGTTTAGACACTTTTGTAAACTCTGGCATTCAGGCTGGTATGGTATTAGATGTTACTGAATTGCTTGGAGATAGTGTTCTTATAAATGGTGTTGTGAATGTAACCGATGGCGGAAACAAGGCTTTAAACTATAGTCAGTCATTGTTTAGATATGCAATGTCTGATATGTATTTAATCCAAGAAGTGGTCCACAGCGGTTCTACCCACGCAATAGATTTCAGAACTTCTCTGGCTACAATCATTGGTGGTGCAACTGCAATGGGTGGTAATGAACTTTCTTGGCAATCTGCTTATGCCGCTTCAGGCATGGCAATGGAAGGGTAGAAATGGCTTTTCACTATGGGCATCATCCATCTATTATAATGTGGTCAAATGGTGAAGTTGTTCAAAAGCAGGAGAATACTTTTGGTAGTATTGCTCAAGCTTTAGAATCTATCCCGACCACGGGAAGTGTACCTGAATCGTTTAACTCATTTAAGTTTGACGCAATAGTGAGTGAAGGTCATGTTGCAGAAGCAACCATAACCAAGTTTCCAGTTAGCTCTGGGTTCTTGGTTTCTGACCACGTAATAAATCACAACCGCGTCCTTAAACTTGAAGCAGTAGCAACCAACATGCAGAATGCTGCTATGTGGACTGCATCGATTCAGGGTATCTCTGTTTTAACTGGAGCCGTATTCAACAACCCGATTATCCCGATAGTTGGTGGCGCTGTTGGGCTAGTTGCCTCGGCATTTGAAACAGAGAACAGAATGCAATCAACTTGGGAACTCTTCAATGGTTTCCGAGTCAATGGCACCAAGCTGTATATTTCAACCATACTTGGACCTTATCTCAATTGCGTTGTAACTAGTGTAAAGTCAAAGCAAGATAAAATGACTTCACACATGTTGGCAATTGAAATCACTCTGGAAGAACTTCAGGTGATTGGTCCAGATGCCAATGCTGCTACTGCTCGAACTGCGATGGAATCGATGTATGACTATTCGAACTTTGCAAAACTTGCACAATCCATCGGCATAGGTGTTCTTGGTGGTGCCCCTCTTCCGGGACTTGGTGTGTTTGGAGATACTCCTACAGACCAACTCAATACACTTAAAGACAAGCTTAGTAAGATTACTTCGCCTGTGGATTCTGTTAAAGGGCTGCTTGCATGAGTGCTACTTCTGAAAGACAAGCCTTAACAGAGATTGCATCTTTACTACCTCCGGGATATGTCAAGACAGTTCCATTCTCAGTAAAGAATGAAGTCACATTTGAATATAAAGGTGTTTTGGTAAAGCTATCACCAATTTATTTAAATGAAGATATGAACTGTTATATGGTTGACTTATCTTGGGGTTCTACAAACAAACTCTATGGCTTGCCCATAAAATGTGGATTGGATATCCTTCGACAATTTGATGGACCTCCTCTTCCAAACCTGTATGCTGCCAACGGGGATTTCCCCGGCGAGGATATAACCTCGTGGCGCAACCTTTCACTATTTGTAATTGATGTGAGTGTATTGGAAAATGGCTAGTCATTCTAACAACCAAAAAGCTCCTGATATCAATACGGGCTATCCGGGACACCTCTATAACTTCGACCCTGTGTCTCAAACAGCAGATGTTCAAATCGCCATTGAGACGTTGTTCGTGGGCATGAAAGATGCCTACCAACTTCAGAAGAAGAAGCCTCTTAAGCATGTTCCAGTAAACTTCGTTCAGGGCGGTGGTTGGAGTTTGACGCATCCAGTTCCAGATGGGACACCATGTTATATCCACTTTGCGCAGCGTGGTATTGACCACTGGCTAAATGAAAACAAAAGTGAGGCTGGTCTGTTTAATGGCAAACCAGCTCCAGCATTTGGCAGGCTGTTCTCTCATTTAAGCGCTGTAGCAAAGGTTGGGTATCAGCCAATTCCAAATGCAATTCCTGGGTTTGTTCCTGATGTTCTTGAACTTCGGAACGCTGACCGCTCAATGCGGGTAACACTCTCAGACGGAAGTGCTGAGATAATTGCCGGCTCTTCAAAAATAACCATATCAAAAGATGGTGACATTGTTGCGGAAACTCAAACGAAGGCAACTGTCAAAGCGCCGGAAATTGTTTTGGATGGGGACACAAGAGTTACGAAAACTCTCACAGTTGAAGGGGCAACAAGCCTTAACAATGGTGTCAACATCTTCGGCGGAACAGGTTCAACAATGACATTGGTTGGTGACATTGTTCAGGTAGGCTCTTATTCAATAAATGGAATAAAAGTTGACGGGCACGTACACTCCAACCCAGAAGGCGGCAATGTAGGACCAATGAAATGAATAATCTTCAATTAGATTCCAATTGGGATATTATTATTGGGAGAGGCACTGCGAGATTTAGTGGTGCTCCAATGGTTGCGCAGCTTGTTAAAAGCAGGCTGCTAACTTTGCTTGGCGAATGGCAACAAGATACCAGCATTGGTCTTCCTTGGTTTGATTCAATCTTTGGTAAAAATTCCAGAGTATCTGATATTCAATCTGCGCTTGCCAACGTAATAAGAACAACTCCACACGTTCTTCAGCTTGTTGACCTTCAAGTCAATGCTGACTACAGAGGACGTACCCTAACTGTAACTTTTAATGCTTTGTCGGATTTCGGCGACGTTAACGAGATTATCGAATGGCAGCCACAACCTACGGTGTAACTGAAGACGGGTTTGTAAGAAAGCCCTTATCAGCAATTATTCAAAGTTTAAATAGTCGATTCACTGCTGCGTTTGGTTCCACATTTGTAACTGACCCGGCTTCTCCAGATGGTCAGGTTATCGGGATAGTGGCAGACGAAATCGACACAACTTGGTCTCAAGCCCAAGCAGCATTCAACTCCTATCGTCCGGGTGCTACTGAAGGTGAAGGACTTGATGCCATCACGGAATTAACTTATGCGATTCGTATTGTGAATCGTCCAACTAAAGTAACTGTAGAATGCTCAGGTGCTGTTGGTGTTGAAATCCCAGTTGGTTCAACTGTTTCTGGTGGTGGATACCAATTCACTACTCAAAATGCAGTAACAATTCCAGGCGATGTTACAGTAGTGTGTACCACTCCTGGAGAGATTTATGTTGCACCTCATACAATCAACAAGATTGAAACTCCTGTATCTGGTTGGACTTCTGTAGACAACTCAGAAGAAGGTGTTACAGGTCTGGCTTATGAATCTGACCCAGCTCTTCGTGCTCGTCGAGACAGAACCACAACAAATGGTTCTGCAACGGTTGAGGCAATTTACTCTGGATTGTCTGGCATGGATTTGGACTATGTTCGAATTCGTGATAATGACACGGGTGCCCCTATCAATGGACAACCATCTGGAACAATATTTGTTGTTGTAGATGGCGGTGCAAAGAACGAGATTGCCAGTGTTATCTATTCCAAGAAAGCTGGTGGTGTCCCAACCTACGGAACTGAGTCTGTTGTGATTACAGACCGTAAGGGCTATCCTCACACAATCAACTTTAGTCGGTCAAGTCGTACCAATATCTTTATATCCGGCACTTTCCGAAGAATGGCTGGTTCCAACTTAAGTTCTGTTGATGTGGCAACTTCTCTGCAAGCTGCTGCAATGAATTATATCAATAGCCTTAGTCCGGGCGAACCGGTAGTTTGGTCTTACATGTTTGGGCCTTTGGTAGCATCCACACCGGGAATCGAAATTGATTCTCTGTTCTTCGCGCTTACCGCCAATCCGACCACTACCTCAACTATTCTGCTTGACATAGACCAACGTGCTCAAGCACTTAAAGAAAACGTAACGTTTACAGAAGCGGTGTAATATGGCTAAACATGGCATTGATATGCTGCTGAGTCAGTATAAAAACTCGCCAAACTTAAAAGCCTATATCAATTGTTTTATCGATGAGTTTGCTGAAGTTAAGAAAGCAATTGCCGACACGATTAAATATCGAAGACTGGCAGATTCATTTGGTGTAATGGTTGATGACATTGCTTACCTTGTTGGCGCGTCACGAATCATTTATGGTGCTGAGAGTTTGGGCTTCTTTGGTTTCTATTCTAACCCTGCTGCATATCCAGCTGGTGACGATAATAACCCGGCAGTTGGTGGGATACTTCGTTCCGATACTGACCGTGAATCTGGTGACTTTACCAGAACAGATGCTCAACTAAAAGATGCAATCAGGGCACGAATTATTAAGAACTACACGAACTGTATGATTGAGGATATTCTCGATTTCTGTGACTTGGTTCTTGATGAAGAGTTGGATTTGGAAATAGTTGAAGGTTTTCAGAAGATGGACTTCATTGTTCATAGGACTTTAACTGTTCAACAGAAAATCCTTATGGCCCACATGTTGCCAGATATAAAGCCTGCTGGGATTTCAATAACCCTGTCAGACGATGCTGGTGAAATTGCATTGGTCTATTCATCCGTTAACTATCCACCGGACCACGTATGACCAACAGGTTAAATTATTCTATCTACTGGGCCAGGGATGGACAAGTTGCTGACCCAGACTTAGACACTGAACATCCTCTGTATCTGCCAAACAGATATCAGGGTATTGGGTGGCAAGTCGAGAAACCTCCAGAACAGTGGGAAAACTTTTGCTATCAGAACAATGACCTCAAGATAGAGTATTCGTTGCTGCAAGGTTTCCAACCATATGACGAAGGTGTTGCATACAGACCCGGTGCGCTGACCGTGTTTGATGGAACTCTATATGTCAACAATTCTGGTAAAGTGTTGCAGGGAGTTTATCCTGACGATTCGGATAACACTTTCGCATTACTTGGGATTGATTTTATTCTTGGAGTTTCTCGGCTTGCGGTGACAGGTTGGGCCAAAGTTCTGTCAGTATCTGAAGAGGAGTATAACCTCCTACTAAACGATATGAAGAGCAGTCTTGCTAACCACCTGGCCGCAATGAATCCTCATGAAGACACCATTGAAGAGATTGGTGGAGTTAATAAGGATTATGTTGACTTAGGGTTTGGAGACCCTGCTGACCCAAGAACAATTGTGTACCACACAAATCTGAAAAACACTCTTGATGCCCACCACGAAACTCCTGCACAGATTGGAACCCTTCCTACGTCTGGTGGCAAGTTTACTGGTGATGTTGAATTTAAGAAAATTATTTTGGATGTGGACACGGCAATTCAGCTGGTAGTTTCAACAGGACAAGTTGTACTTCAGATTGGTAGTGATGTTCTATCTTTAGATTCTGGTGGAAGTGCGCGATTTAACAGCTACCTTATTGCGACTAAAGTTAACATGTCGTCAATACAGAACAAGCTAAACTATGCGTATACATTGCCATCACCTCTTCTTACGATGAATGTGAAAGCAGGTTTGTCTGACGTAACTGCAATTGGGAATTGGACAATAGACTCTGCCGCCGACAGCGATACAAATGCTGGTGGATTGGAGTTCAAAACAAATGCTGTTACGATGGAAGATGGTTTGTCCAGTATTGCAGCCACTGTTTATTTCAGTGGGACTGACGGAACTAGTTCCGTAAGAACAATCACTGATTTGAATATTACTTCGATGGATGACCTCAGCGCATTTCTATCATCTGTCGCACCGACTGCAACGCATGTTGGGTACATTAAAATCTATCCAACGTTGACGGCTAAACAGAAACTTAATCTGGTGATATAATGGCATTACGTCCAAAGCTTAACAGAATCTGGGCAAGTGAGAACACCAACCTGCGTCGAGACCCCGGTGATGCCAAATACATTACCGGCTGGGTTGCCGAGATTCCAACTTACCAAGTTTTAAACTTCCTTCAGTATAAGAATGACCTTACGCTTCTGGCACTAGCCGAGCGAGGAATCTTTGAGTGGGGTTCTGATGTTTCATACTCCGTTGGCTCTCTGGCTTGGGATGAGTATGATGGAAAAATATATGTGTGTACATCGCCTGAACCTGGGCTATCTCGGCCAAGTGTCTCTGGTGCTTGGAAGCCAAGTTCTGTCCAGATAACAAGAGTAGAGTTTGATTCTGCAAAGGCGACATGGACTGCGCACATACAGGATGTAACTTCAAATCCACACAAGCTGACCCCAAGTATGCTAAATGCGTACACCAAGGATGAAGTGGATGCGATATTAACTCAGTACAGAAACTTTGTATCAGCCCATGCCTCAAGAACAGATAACCCACATGACCTCACAGCAGCGAAGGTTGGTGCTGTTCCTATCACTGGTGGCAAATACACTGGTGATGTTGAAATGGGAACACGGCGCATCTTCTTGTCACCAAATGGTGGACATAAGATTGCGGTGGAGACTGATGTTGGCCCATTTATCGAAGCTAACTCTGCTGTTCTCGGTATTGATATTTCATCCGGGATTGGCAAACCAATGGCTGGTTCAACGCTTGCTGGTAGAAGTGAGATTATCACTGAAGCGACTTTTGATGCCAACAAACTGCAAATAGAAAATCTATATGCAGTTCCTCAGCCAGATTTCTATATGCCAAATGTTGGAAGTGTAAACGTTCACATTGGGAGTCAAACGATTGATGGTTCTTATGAACCTCAGTATGGTGTTGGTGGGTGGTTGAGATTGGTTCCAGCTATTGGTGCAAGTCGTGCTCTCAACTATAGCGATTGCCCATTGGAAGGTGTTACCGAATGTACTATTGCGCTTGATATAAAATATGAAGGTCCAACCGGAACTGATGTTGGAAATACTGATTATAGATATTCAATCGGGTTTGGTACATTCCCTCAGCGTGTCGCATTTGCTTTTGTTGGAGGTCCGACAAGAACGTTTAGGGCGCTAAGCGACAATTATACATCTCCAATGTATGCCCTGCCATCGACGACTCCACACCGGCTTGTAATCTCTCGTGCAGCTGACCGTGTTAGGGTGTATGTTGACGGGGTTCAATTTGCTACAACCCCTATTGCAGCATCTGTACTGTCTGGAGTTGGCTATGGAATCAATATGACTGGAACAACTTCTGCTGCTGCAAATGAGTCTCCGTTGCTAATCTCTAATCTCAGGGCATGGCGTGGTGTATTGTCTGCTGAACAAATTTCAAGACTGTAAGGAATATCATGAAAGGTTGGTCTTTCTCTGCCTTAACTAAAGCAATCAAAGCTCTTGCATTTTGGGACGCTATTGATGTTTATAAGGCAATCTATCCGGTCGGAATTTGTGTAGTGTTTGCAGATACGACCAATCCAAATACGGCATTTCCAGGAACAACTTGGATGCAGATTACTGATGCTGCAACAATAAGAGCTGTTGGTAATGCCAGTATTGGAAACACATCTGGTGCAGATGATGTAACATTGACAGTTAATCAGTTACCATCTCACTCACATAGTTGGTCTGGTTCTGTTGCAGATACTGACCTTGGTAACAGGGAAACTTGGGATACCGATTTGGGAACCAAGTATACTGAGTATGCTGGACAACACAGTCACCAAGGTGGTATGGCTGGTCCGGGTGCAGCATGGGATAGTAACTATATTGTTGGTTCTGACAACGATTCTCGAAGAAATCGTAACTATACAACCGACAATGGTAATCACCAGCACCCAATCGTACTTGGAACTCACAGGCATACTTTCTCTCTTGGTCTTCACGCACATGGTGTAACTGGTTCTAACCAAAACACTGGTGGTGGTCAATCCTTCTCCGTAACTGGTAAGGTCCGTGGCTATGGCGTCTGGAGACGTTCGGCATAAATTGGAAGCTAAATTGGACAGACAAACTTTCCAAGCAGTGTGGGATATGATGCACCAATATGGGGTCCTTCATGGACTCCTTGCCGGAGTTACTGCATTAATACGTGGCGCATATGAGAGTGAAGGTCTGGCTAAAGCTTTGCTGGATGCTTTGTTATGCGCTGTGATTGGAGTGTTTGCATTCCAGTTTGCAGGAACATTTGAAACTTTTACAACAAACATTACCATGCAACTAATCCTTGCTATGGTTATTGGTGTGGTTGGTGCAAACCTGATTATCACAACTGTGCGTGAAAGTTTCGTTGCCGCAATCAAGCAACTTAATCCCACTAACTGGTTTAAGAAGGCCAAATGAATAAGGGTGCCGATGTTATTTCTAAAGGCACTTGTGATTCTGTTGGCGAGTATAAGCTCGGAGGCTTCAGCTTCGGCTGGGGCACCGAGTTCTTCGCTTATAGATTTTGCAAGTCATTCGTATTTAAATGGAAGTCTCAAACTATCTTCTTCACAACAGAAAGAGCTCGATTGTTTAACTAAAGTTATCTGGTATGAAGCTCGTGGAGAAAGCAAACGTAACAAAAAGATGGTAGCTAATGTCGTTCATAATCGAATAGAATTTGGGAAGCCATTCGCTACAACCGTTTGTGATGTTGTCTATCAGCGTAACCAATTTGCTTGGACGCGAGACTCAAAGAAGAAACATGCCAAGTTTAGAAAAGTGGCAAAGAATCACATGGATGTTGAACAGAAGCAGGTGTTAGATACAGTTTCTGTTGCAATGGAATACATACTAATGAATCCAACTCCCATCACCAAGGCTACACACTTCTGCACAGCTACTGAAAAGTGCAACTTCAAGAATGTGCGCTATCTTGGTCGAGTTGGGAATCTGAAATATTTTGAATATTTGGGAAATCCATGAGTCAGCTAACGAAGAACATGTGGTTAGAAGTGGCATTCTTTGCAGTGTTGGTGCTTGGAATGTTTCTGCTAACTTTGTGAATTAGTTGTGAGAGATTGGTGGAATCCGTTAGGATTTCATCCAATTTCGAGCATAAAAATAAAGAAATCCCTATAAAATAAGTTAAAATAAGTCCAAATATTGCGACAATATTAGCTCATTTTGGAGTGATTTTATGCGTAAAAGGCTTAAATTATCGGTCATCTGTACCTACTCGAAACCGTTTCGAATGGACTGGAGACTATAAATTTATAAAAATTTTTATAATATTAACGAGACTCGAATTGCTACAATATTAATGAGACTCAAATTGGAGAACATTATGAAGCCAGATTACAAGAAAATCAGGGAGGGAAAGCTGGAAATGTTTCGACGCTTTCTTGAAGCCAAGCAGCGAGCAGAAGTTGAAGGTCGTATTAAGTTCAAAATTTTATTATAATTTTTTTTTTAGACAGCGAGGAGGGGGAGCTCAACATCCCTATCGGGATAAATACGGTCCCTATTCCAACTTTTTCTGATAGCCTATCGGCTACAAACAACAAGTCAAAACAAGTTAGGTTATGCTCGGTGGTAGTATTGGCACAGGTTTGTAACATTAGTTGGATACGATTGTGAGTAGGCTACGCTTACTAAATCCGTTTCAGTAACTAATTACAATCTTTGGAGCTTATTATGACTATCACCACTCAAACTATCAAATCTGTTGTTCCTTCTGTTGCTGCCCTCGTATACCGTGCGAAAGAAAAACAAAACTATATGCAGCCACAGACTTGTGCTATTGCGTCCCTCGCTATCTTCAACATGATGACGTCATTCACACGTGACGATAATGTTCCAATGATTAGCATGTTGGAACTGGCTACCAATGCAATCCACCGTGCCAACTCGTACAACAACGACCTGAAGCAATACCACTACACTGACAGTGCAATCAACCTGATTGGATTGGCTAAGCACTTTGGCTTCTTCACTCTCAATGATGACAAGTCTGTTCGCATGTCGGAGACTTGGGTTGAGATGGTTACTACCAAAGACTCAGCTATTCCGTTCACTGAGCAGGTTACAACTGAATCACGTCGTAAGCCTTTTGTTAAGGGTGGCAAAGTTAAGCCATCTAAGCTGATGAAAGAGGCAATCGAATTCCTGCAAGATACAGCATATCATGTTGACTCAAAGATGGCTGAAGTAATCAAGTCCATGCTTGAGCAACGTCAATTCAGTGGTGCTGGCTTACCTGTTGCAATCCAACAAGAGTTGCATGTTTGGAACAACGCTGTATCAATGCTGCATCAAGACCAGTTGTTCTCTGATTACTTTGGTGACAATCGTGGTCGCTTGTATCATGTAGCTTGTGCTGGTCCTAATCCACAGTCTTCAGACTTTGCTCGTTGCTTATACTCTCACAACGTTGAGAACTGGGTTGACAAGCTGAACGAAGATGGTTCAACCTCTGAAGCATACAACATGTTCATGGCTGAGCTTTCTGATATTGCTGGTGGAGACTGGACTACAGCACGTTATTTAACTCGTGTTGCACAGAATCCTGCTGGCGCTCTTGCTCAAATCCTCAACATGAGCAAAGAACAGAATCCTCCTAAGAAGCCATTCACATATGTACGTCTTGCTTTAGATTGGTTCGAGTTTGAAACAACTGGCAAATGTGATTCACGTGTTGGCTTTGGTCTTGATGCTAAATGCTCTGGTACTCAATACTTGGCATTCATTGCTGGCAACATGGAAATGGCTCGTGCAACTGGTCTTGTTGATTCTGAGACTAAAGCATCTGACCCATATCAGCTCAGCCTTGTAGCATTGATGGACTTACTTAATAGGTCTAGCTTGAACCTGTCTGACTCAGTTAAGGAGACTTATCTTAATCCTAAAGCTGGTCGCAACTTCATCAAGACTCCATACATGGCTGTACAGTATGGTGGTGGTAAAGCAGCATTGCTTGGCAACAAAGACTTCTGCCAATATGCAACACAGCAGCTCCAGATTCACATTACCAAGCTTGACATGTTTGCTGAGACTTGTGTTGCAGCTGTTCACATTGCACTTGGTGATAAAATCAACCTGTTCATTGAGCAAGTTCAGAAAGCTGTTGAAGCTAAGTGTGAAGAACTCGGCAAAGAGTATTTCACATATCGCCACACTGATGGTCTGACTGTACTCAAACCTTGCTTCCCATCTCGTGACATTTGTGATGCATTCAGCATTCGTGTTGATGGACAGACTCGTGTCATCTTTGGACAGCAACAAGAGAACAAGCCTTGGACTATTCGTGAATCCAATCCAACTAAAGATGAATTTGTTCGTACCTTTGTTGTTAACTACATTCAGGGTATTGATGCTTTGGTTGCACGCACAGTTGCTAAGTTTGCTAAAGCTGCTGGCTTACGTGGTTTCACTTCAATCCATGACTGTTTCCGTTGCTGCCTGGCAGATGCTCCACGTATGATGGAAGTTATTCGCAAAGCTTACATTGAAATCTTTGTGAAGAACAATCAGTTTGAAGCACTGGCTAAACAGATTGGTGGCATCAACATGTATCACACCAATATCGTAACTGAAGAGCTGCTGATGAGCGAACACGCTTATTACTTCTGTCAGTAATTGGAACGTGTGCCAAGGATGGCATTAGTTGGAATAAACTTACAAATTGGAGACTTATAAATGTTCACAGTATATTTCACAATCAGAGGTCGTTTTGATAATTACAGAGACTTTAATACTCTGAAAGAAGCAAGGGACTTTGCTGCCACACTGAAAGATACCATCTATGTTGATATTACAGATGGTGATAAGCAGTATGAGTTAGAGGCTCCAAAGTTACACTGAAACATACTCGGGCTTTTAAAGAATAAATAAATCTTTTAAAAGCCCAATATTTTAGCAATATTACCGCATGTAGTGTTGCTACAATATTCAGCATTAGTTGGATGTGAAGAAATACGGAGACATTACCCGCATGACATTCTGCAATAACGTCGCGAAGTGAGCAGCATGTCAGCTTGAGATACAGTGTGATTACGTTTGGCAACGTAGAACTCCCTGAGTTTGGCCGCTCAAAGTTCCAATCAACATATCAAGAGTAGTGTAACTATTCGAAATCTTCACATAAGGTAGTCCGCCCTTTGAATCGATACAAGCGATAGGGACATAAGATTGGTCAAGGCATCCGTCCAATCTTGGGCATGACCAATTGTTCCAATATTGTCGCTGTCCTATTATCAAGGCCCACCCACAAGCCGGGACGATTAGACAAGTTGGAACTTTTGGTACATGCGTCTGTTTCGAAGATGAATTCGAGAAGAGAGTTAG